CAGGCGGTACAGTAACTGGTACAGTTAAAGTATACGGACTAAGGAATGATGTATAAAATGGAGGGTATAAAATAAATTATGGCTAGACCAAGAGAAGCATCTAAGGGTGCAGGAACATTAGTTTTAGTTAATACTACTTCTTTTACATCTCAATCATCAATAAATATTAATAACTGTTTTTCTTCATCATATGAAAATTATAAAATTATGATTTTAGCAACCAGTTCTACAACTAGTCAATTTACAATGAGATTAAGAGCATCTGGTACAGACTCTTCAGGATCTAACTACAATTTAAAAGGATATTACAGTGGAACGGGTGCTGGTAATCTAAATCAAGCATTAACTACTAACTGGTTTAACTTTGGGTTAAATTCAGGTAATGCTCCAGTGATAGTTGATTTATTTAGACCATTTAGTGCTGCAACAACTTTAGGATACATTAATCTTTTTACAAGTGACAGTGGATATAATCATCAGGCTGCTGTTGAACATACTTTATCAACTTCTTACGATGGTTTTAGTTTAATAATTAGTGCTGGTACAATATCTGGTTATGTAAAAATTTATGGAATTAGGAATTAAGGGGGTATATAAATGGGTAGAGCAAGAGATATAGCAAATGTACTATCTAGTAGTACTAATATTGCTTTGGATTCAGAGTTAGGACTTTCTTTAATTACCCCGACTTCTGTAAGTGTTACTAGTGGTAGTGGATCCATATCTTCAACTGGTGCAGTATCTTTTACAAGTGCTTCAGCAATAAGTCTTAATGGTTGTTTTACATCCACTTATGATAACTATCAACTTATCTACAAATTTACTTCAACTGCTACTGGTGCTTTAAGAGCAAGGGTTCGTGCTAATGGAACAGATGTTACAGGTGGAAATTATAGTGAAATGAATGTTACTACTGGAACTGGCTCAGGTCCAGGTCGCCAAGGTACATTAAATGGCACTGAGTGGAATTTTATGAATTTACTTACTTCTAATAGTTTAACATTAAACTTAAATTTTTATGATATTGCTAAAGCAGCACCTACTTCAATTTCAGGTTTTGGAATTCAACAATCGGTTGTCTCAAATGTTATTGGTGCTGACCATTCTGTTTCAACTGCCTATGATGGGTTTACAATTTTTGCAACAGGCGGAACTATTACTGGAACAGTTCGTATTTATGGATATAGAAATTAGGAAAAGGAGGTAAATTATGTCAGAAGAAATCAGAGTATCTGAAACTAACGCAGCAACTGGAGAAACAGTTGTTAGAGTGTTAGAAGGTGCTGAACTTGAAGCATTCTTGGCTGATCGTGCAGCAATGCAAGCAGAACAAGAAGCAAGAGAAGCAGCAGCAGCAGAAAAGGCTGTAGCAAAAGCAGCAATTCTAGAAAGACTTGGCTTAACTGAAGAAGAACTAGCAACAGTTCTGTCTTAATTTGCCACGGTATAAATAGAATTAAAGTATAATTAAAGGAGATTATCATGGGTAGAACTAGAGATGTAAGTAAGATTTTAACTGCGAATACCTCGCTTTTGACGCTTGCGTCTGCTAGTTCTACCTTTTTACCACAAGCAAGTGCATCTGTAATATATCAAGGTCCTCCAAATAGAAATTTAATTATTAATGGTGCTATGCAGGTTGCACAACGTGCTACTTCTCTTTCGTCTATAACTACATCTTTATATAAAACAGCAGACAGATGGGCATTAAGTTTTGCTGGTGCTCAAAACTTTGGTACATGGACACAATCAATTGAAAATGATGGACCAACTGGTTCTGGGTTGAGCAAGTCATTAAAAATGCTTTGTACAACAGCACAAGCAAGTCCTGGTTCTTCGGCAGCATTAATATTTTATCAAGTAATTGAAGGACAAAATCTTCAAGGAGTAAAAAAGGGAACCCCTCAAGCACAACCACTAACTGTTTCTTTTTGGGTTAAATCAAACGTAACAGGAACTTATGTTTGTAGTCTCTTAGATGAAAATAATAGCATTGGATTCCCTCCATATGGTACATCGATAGCAAGAACTTATACAGTAAATGCCATTAATACATGGGAAAAGAAAACTCTTACTTTTAGTGCAGGTACATCTGGAGTTATAGCCAATACTTCAGCGGCTGGATTAAGATTGTATCATTGGTTGGGTGCTGGAAGCAATTATCAGTCTGGTACATTAAATTCAACGTGGGCTTCTAATGCTCCTGGAACTGAAGCAGTTGGTCAAATAAACGTTGCTTCAGCAGTAAACAACTATTGGCAAGTTACTGGTATTCAATTAGAAATTGGATCAACAGCAACACCCTTTGAATATAAACCTTACGCACAAGATTTATTAGAATGTATGAGATATTTACAAGTATGGAAAGACGATAATAAAGCACTATATTCTGGTCACTATTGGAGTGCAACTGAAAGTCTTGGAACTCTACATTTTAAGATTCCAATGAGATCAGCACCAACTTTAACAGCATCTAGTGGAACCGCTATTAAAAGTTTTGATGGAGTTGGACAAGTTCAAAGAGTTTCTAGTTCTATAAACACTGATGCTTCAAATATAAATGGAATAGATATTGCAGCAATAACTGCAGCATCAACTGCTGGGCGAGCAACATTTAATCGCACAAATGGTGCTGGATCTTATTTATGGTTATCGGCGGAGTTATAAAATGACAATGTATAAAACATATAGAGGAATTGTTTCAGGTAGTCTTTTTATTAAAAGGTTTAATGAAGATGGTTCGGAATCTAATATACCAACGGATGAAAATAATATGGATTATAAAGAGTATTTAAAATGGGTAGAAGAAGGAAATATAGCAGAAGAATATATTCCTGGGGAGGTATAATTATAATATGACTAGAGCAAGAGATGTGAGTAAAATTTTTACTACCGCTGCAAGTATTTCTGATTTAGATTCTAGAATAGTTATTTCTTCTGCTTCTCCTAGTTCATCAAATACTAATGGAAGATTGTGGATTGATACTTCAAGTGCTTCTGCACCAGTGATGCAAATATTTGGATCATCATCTTTTAGAATTCCTAAACTTACTCAACAAAAAGCAACTGGTGGAGATATAACTACATCTGGTGCTTATACTATTCATACATTTTTATCAAGTGGTATTTTCTTAGCAAATGTTTCTTTAGATGTTGAATATTTAGTTGTTGCTGGTGGAGGTGCTGGTGGTGCTGGAGATAGAGGTGGTGGTGGTGGTGCAGGCGGATTAAGAAATTCTACAATGTCAGTAAGTGCAGGATCTCATACTGTTACAGTAGGATCTGGAGGTGCATCTGGATCAAATAATGGATCAAATTCAGTTTTTTCTACTATAACATCTTTAGGTGGTGGATATGGAGGTAACTACTATAACGTAGGAGGTAACGGTGGTGGATCTGGTGGAGGTGGTGGTGGAGATACATCAAATGGTGGTGCAGGAACTGCTGGACAAGGAAATAATGGTGGAAACGGTGTTAACTATAGAGGTGGTGGTGGAGGTGGTGCTGGAGCATCAGGAACTGCTGGTAACTCAGGAGGTCACGGAGGAAATGGTACACAAGTTTCTATAAGTGGAACTCCAACATATTACGCAGGTGGTGGTGGAGGTGGATCTGGAGAAGGTCCTACAACAGGAAATGGTGGACTTGGTGGCGGTGGTAACTATACACAAAATAACGGTGGTGCTGGAAATCCAGGACAAACAAATACTGGTGGTGGCGGTGGTGGAGGAAAGAATGGTGGAGCAGCAGGCGGTAGCGGAATAGTAATAATTAGGTATTTAACATAACAAGGAGAAGGTATAATTAAAATATGGCATCAGCACAAATATTAACAAATGGTAAAGCCTTATATGCTTATAATGGTACAGAATGGGTACCTTTAAATACCGCTGGAAATTTAGTTAATTCTACCCGCTGGCAATATACAGCAGTAGGATCAGAAACATCTTTGTCTGGTAATGATGATAATGGAGAATCTTTAATTTATACCCCTGGATATGAGCAGGTATATCTTAATGGTGTTCTATTAGCAAGAGACTCAGACTACACAGCAACTACAGGAACCACAATCACAGGTCTTACAGCCCTAACAGCGGGGTATATAGTAGAAGTAATAGCCTATAATAATATAAATGTAGGTAATACATATACACAAGCACAAATAGATAATAAAGTTGCTAATACATTTGAAAGATGGACTAAAACTGTAAGTGCCTCTGGCACAGTTATATCTGGCTTAGATGATAATGCAGTTACTTTAGATTATACTGCTGGATTAGAAAAAGTATATGTAAATGGAATTTTATTAGCACCCGAAGAATATGTTGCCACTAGTGGTTCTGCTGTAACCCTAGATGAGGCGGTAGTTACAAATGATATTATTCAAATTCATACCTTAAAGAATTTTAGAGTTCCTAATACTTATACTATTGCACAAACTGATGATCAATTTTTAACTAAAACTAGTGCTAGTAGCACATATTTAAGTCAAAGTAGTGCCTCTACTACTTACGCTCCTGTGGCTGCTGGTGGATTAGTTCAGTTAGTTCCAACTTCTATCGCTGTAACTGGTGGTAGTGGGTCCGTTTCTTCTACTGGAGCAGTTTCTTTTACAAGTGCTTCTAGTGTTTCAATAGATGGTGTCTTTAATACAAATTACAACAATTATCGAATTATTTTTGAATGCGTTACAAGTGGCACTCAAAACATTACAGTTCAATTTCGAAATGGAAGTGGTAATGTTACTGCAAGTAATTATTTGTTTCAAAATATTTTAGCAAGTTCTACAACTTTAACTGGTGGTAGAGCATCAGGTCAATCATCTTTTGAATTACTATATCAAGCAGTTGGAGCAGTTGCTATATCTATGGATGTATTCAAACCTTTCGCAACAGATTACACAAGAATTGTAAGTCAAAGTGGTAGAGATTTATCAGGTACTTCTCCATCATTATTTACAGTTGTAGGTGGATATAATCAAACTACTTCTTTAACAGGAATTACTTTTGGTAATAGTGCAGGTAATTTTACTGGCACAGTTGGAATTTATGGATACAGGAACTAAGGGGGTATATAAAATATAATGGCTAGAAGTAGAGATATATCAAAGGTTTTATCTTCGAGTACCGCCTTGGCTACAGATAGTGAATTAGGCTTAGTTAGCATTGTTCCAAGTTCTATATCAGTTGTTGGAGGAAGTGCCACATCTTCAATATCAACAAGTGGTACAATAACTTTTGCAACTGCTTCATCAATTTCTTTAAATAACATATTTAGTGCTAATTACGATAGATATAGAATTTTAACAAATATAAACTGGAGTGCAAACGAAGGTGCGTATTTTAGACTTCGTACAGGAGGAAGTGACGCAACTGGATCAAACTATGGTGTTCAAAATATTCGTGGTGCTAGTACAACACTATATGGAACTAGAGCAGCGTTAACAAATTGGGATTTAAATTACACAGCAAGTGCTGGTAATGAATTATTTGAAATTGAACTTGTTAATCCTTTTGCTGCATCTCAAACTTATGGTTTTTCTCGGTATACAGCAAAACTCTTAGCAGATACAACTCAACTTTGGTTATCGGAATCAGGAATTACTCATACTTTATCAACATCTTATGATGGAATAACAATGTACGGTGCTGCAAATACAATGAGTGGGTCTATTTCAATTTATGGTTATAAAAAATAAAAGGGTATATAAAATTAAAGGAGATATAATTAATATATGAGTAAAGCAAGAGAATTAGCAGATTTAATTACTACCGTCCAAGATTTAGACGTAGATAGCATACAAGATGTATTTTTAGCAGGGAGGTAAATAATGGCAACAAAAAATTATAAGATCTTAGCACAATCAGCACCAAGTGCTACAACCGCTACTGATATCTATACTGTTTCGGCTAGTACACAGGTTGTAGTTTCAACTATAATCATTACTAACCGTGACACAAGTGGTGCAACATATCGTATTGCTCTAAGACCAAATGGTGCATCGTTAGCAAACAGTCACTATATTGCATACGATACTACTGTTGGTGCAAACGACAGTACAGCACTTTCATTGGGTATAACAATTGACGCTTCTGATGTTGTAACAGTTTATGCTTCATCCGCTAATTTAACATTTAGTGTATTCGGGGCTGAAATTGTATAATGGCAATTACAAGTTTCAAAACATCTTCAATGACTACTGGTTCAAAAAGAGCCAGGGCATGGGATCAATCTTCTTCACCTGGCAATTTTGAAAGTATTGCTACTAACACTGTAGGTGTAAGTGGTGCAAGTGAAATTTTATTTAGTAATATTCCTCAAACATATACTCATTTACAACTTAGATTTACTGGTAGGTGTAATCTTGCTAGCAATACCGATAATAACGCAGAAATGATTTTTAATTCTGATACAGGATCAAATTACTCACAACATGGACTTTATTCAAATAACTTATCTGCAACTGGAACATTTGCAAATATTAATCAAACAAATATGTTGGCTGGTAGAACACCTGGGGCAGGCTCTACAGCAAATGTTTTTGGTGTGGGAATAATAGATATTTTAGATTATACAAATACAAATAAGTTTAAAACAATAAAATCATTAACTGGGCATGATCAAAATGGATCTGGATTTTTATTTTTATTTTCAGGCAACTGGCGTTCCACTGCCGCTATTACATCAATTAGATTTATACCAGCAAATTCTGCTTCATGGATTCAGCATTCTAACTTTGCTTTATATGGAGTAATATAATGCCAGCAACATATGAGCCAATATCATCTATAACTTTAGGAGCATCAACATCTTCTGTTATTTTTAATTCTATACCTCAAACCTATACTGATTTAGTTTTAAAAATAACTGCATCACCTTCTACAAATGGCGTAACAGGATATATGCGATTAAATTCCGACACTGGAAGTAATTATTCAATGGTTGGCACTCGAGGTAATGGCACCGATACCGCTTCATATAGACAAACTAGCCTTGGTTATTTCTTTTTTGATTATGCTGGTAATACTAATATTGGAACAACAACTCTTTCTACAGTTAACTTTCTAGATTATTCATCAACTAATAAACATAAAACAAACTTGGTACGCCAAAGTAATGCTTCGGACGTAGTTGAAATGTTAGTTCAAAAATGGTCATCTAATTCAGCAATTACATCAATAACTATATTTTGGTCAAGTGGGGATATAACTTCAGGATCTACTTTTCATTTATATGGAATAAAGGCGGCATAAATGGCTCCAGTAACATTATCTAAAATAGCAACTATAACAGTAGGTGCTGCAGGTGCTGCTTCTATTAATTTTACCAACATTCCTCAAATATATACCGATTTAAAAATTGTTATGTCGGCAAGAACTACTTATAACGCACCAACTGGACAATATATTTCTTTTAATGGCTCTACATCAAATTTTTCTAATAAATATTTATTTAGTGATGGCTCTGGTGCATCTACTGGATCTATTGCAAGATATGCTGGAACTGTTATGGGAAATGCAACGGCATCTGTTTTTAATAATACAGAAATTTATATAACTGGCTATACTTCTTCAAACTATAAACCTTTTAGTGTAGATAATGTTGCAGAAAATAATGCTACTTATGGTGCCATAAATATAATTTCTGGACTTTGGTCTGATAGTGCTGCTATAACATCTATATCCATAGCACCAGATAATGGTTCTTATCCACAATACTCTACAGCAACTTTGTATGGAATTAAATCTTTAGAAAGATCAGCATATGCATCAGGTGGAGAAGTATCAGAGATAGGTGGATATTATATACATACATTTAAAGGAAATGGAACATTTACTCCTACCGTGCCACTTACTGTTGAGTATTTAGTTGTTGCAGGTGGCGGTGGTGGTGGAGGACCAGGAGTATCTGGCGGTGGCGGTGGAGGTGCTGGTGGTGTTAGATGCACAACAGGACAAACTGGTGGTGGAGGTACATTAGAATCTCCATTATCTTTATCTAGTGGAGTTAATTATACTGTAACAGTTGGTTCAGGAGGTGCTGCTAATAATCCTGGAAGCAATTCATCATTTGGCTCAATTGAAGCAATTGGTGGTGGTCGTGGAAAAGATTCAAGCACTGGTGCTAATTCAACAGGTGGATCTGGAGGTGGTGCTAACGGAACTATTGGCGGTGGAGGTGCTAGCAATACAACAGGTGCTTCTGGAACTACTAATCAAGGTTATGCTGGCGGTAATGGATTCCCAGGACCTGGAGATAATGCACGTAATTCTGGAGGCGGTGGTGGTGCAGGAGGCCCTGGTGGAAACGCTGATGCAAGCAATGGTGGTATAGGTGGTGCTGGAATAACAAGTTCTATTTCTGGTGCTTCTACAGTCTATGGCGGCGGCGGTGGTGGTGGTGTTGGATACGGAACTAGAGGTACTGGAACAAATGGTGGAGGAAACGGTGGTAATGGTTCAACTGCTGGAGTTGCTGGAATAGCAAACACAGGCTCAGGTGGTGGTGGTGGTGGACGCAATGAGTCTACAGGAACCACACAAGTTGCTGGTGCTGGCGGTTCAGGAATAGTTATAATTAGGTATCCAAGATAAAGGAGGAATATATGGCACACTTTGCACAAATAGATGAAAATAATATTGTTTTACAGGTATTAGTTATACCTGATTTTCAAGAACATAGAGGACAAGAATATCTTGCAAATGATTTAAATTTAGGCGGTATATGGAAACAAACTTCCTATAATAATAGAATTAGAAAGAACTATGCTGGTATTGGATTTACTTATGATGAAATTAGGGATGCTTTTATACCCCCAAAACCAGGAGATAATTATATTTTAAATGAAGATACTTGTCTATGGGAAAAAGAAAATTAATCCTCGTAATGCTATAATAAATAAGGGTGAAGTAATTTAATGGCAACTAAAATCCAAGTTCGTAGAGGATTAGCAGCATCTTGGACATTTGAAAATCCTGTTTTATCTAGCGGTGAACTAGGTCTAGAAACAGATACTTATAAACTTAAAATTGGTAATGGAACTACAGCATGGAATAGTTTAGATTATTTTGCTATACCCCTCGTAACATCAGCATCATCAAGTCTTGTTTCTTATATTGATACCCAGATAAATAGTTTAATAGATGCTTCTCCAGGCACCCTTGATACTTTAAATGAACTAGCAGCCGCTATCAATGACGATCCTGCATTCTTTTCAAATATTTATAATAGCATCACCAGTGCATCTGCAACAGCCTTTAATTCAGCCTTTAGTTCAGCCTCTGCAAATACAACCTATCAAATCAATGCAGCCTCTTCTGTATATTTGACTATAGCCAACGGGGCTTCAACATATGTTCCACAGGATTCAACGGGTGTAGAATATATTCAAGATGCTGTATCTGGCTTATTCAATCATGGCTTTCATACTAACTTAGTAGCAACTTATAATGATGCAAGTAATAGGATCCAATTAACTGCTGGAGCATTTGACTCTGTAACCCAATCAGAAATTGAAATTATACCACTAGATGATTTATCTCCACAATTCAACGGTATAGAAACTAGATTTTTACCAATGTATCAAAGTGCTAGTGTAGCAATAACAAATCCTTTCAAACTTTCAATTTCAATTAATGGTATAATACAATCAGTAGACTTTCCTGAAACCGTCTGGCAATCAATGATTCCAAGAAGAGGATTTAGGATAGATGATCAAGGGTATATAGCGTTTGCAGGACCTGTTCCAACTGGAGCGACATGTGATGCTACAATAGTATCAGGACCAACTACTACAACAAGAACAAGGATATATCCGTTCAAAGCAATCGATATAGTCTTGGGAGGATAAATAAAATATGTCAAGAGAAGTACTAGAAAGATTAGATTACACTTTCACCCCATCAACAAAAACTATTGTTATCAACAATAAATTTATTCCAAGGGAAAAACTAACATTAATTACAAATGTTACTACTAATCAAGTTATATATAATTTCTCTGACCCTGCCTTAAGAGCAACCTCCTATAGTGCAACCATTAACTCATCAATGGTAGAATCAACAACTATTGTTTTAAATTATAATACTACCTCAATGTCTTCTACAGATAAATTACAAATAGTAATTGATGAAAATGAAGAAAAATTTATACCAGCAGAATCTTATTTAGATTCCACAAACAAACTTAGAGTAACAACTCCACAAGCACTTATCGATACAGACTTTGAGTATGGTACCCAAATTACTAAGTGGGAAAACTTATCGATGATCAATCAAAGACCATTTGCCTTTGCATCTTCTATTCAAATTCCTAATATTTCTTCTATGACAATGAACACTAACTCTAGAACGGTTACAGTCGCTCTTTCCTCTGGAACATTTCCAGCAAACGGTACAGCGATATTTGTCCAAGACTCATTCTTAAGTATTGCAAATGGTAACTTTATTATTGAATCAGGTGGTGGTACAAATAGTGCTACATATACAGCACGTGCTGCAAACACAACAGCAGTAACCGCTATTTATGATGCTAACAAGACAGCAATTTATCAAGGATCACTATATACAAGTGCTGCAATTGGTGGAACTCCAACAATTACATTTTCTGGAACTCAAATTACAGTAACAACAACAGTACCTCATGGATTATCAATTGGTAACGAAATTGTTGTAACTGGAACAACAGCAAGCACAAATGCACCTAACGGATCATTTATTGTAACAACAATTGTTAGCCCAACACAATTTAGATACTATGCTGCAGCAGCACCAACTGGAACAGTTGCTAGCGGTACAGTTTATAATTTACCACAAGGACAAGTGTTGCATCGCCCAACAGATGGTGGAGTTATTTTCTCAAGCAATTCAAGTTCTAACTATGAACAGATGGTACGTCAAACTCGCCGTTATTTCCGTTATCAATCAGGTAAGGGTATTCAAGCAAGTTCTGGTACAATCCTAAAACCAAATCTACAACTAGACTCAGTTACTGCTGTAGGAAACTTGGTAACAGTTCAAACTAAAGAAAAACATAACATTCTTCCAGGAACATCAATCACTATGAGTGGATGTTTAGATCCTGTTTACAATGGAACATTTACAGTAACATCAGTTACTGGTTTTAATACATTCCAATATACAACAGCAACAAGTCCATCTTCAAACGTTGGATCTGGACCATACTATGTAGCAGTAAATGGATGGTATGGTGCACAAAACCGTTTAGGTATCTTTGATACACAAAATGGTTTATTCTTTGAATTTGATGGTCAAACACTTTATGCAGTAAGAAGATCATCTACTTTCCAACTGGCTGGTAGAATTAGCGTTACAAATGGTTCTAATACAGTAACTCAAACAGTTGCTTCTTTCCCAACAATCTTTTCAAAGCAAATAAATCCAGGTGATTATATTGTAATCCGTGGACAATCTTATAAAGTACAAGATATTGCATCTGATACTTCTATGACAATTAGTCCATCTTACAGGGGAGCAACAGCAACACATGTTATTGCTTCTAAAACGGTAGATACAAAGATTCCTCAATCTCAATTTAATTTAGACAAAATAGATGGAACAGGTCCTTCTGGATATAATATTGATTTATCTAAGATGCAAATGTTCTACATTGATTATTCTTGGTATGGTGCAGGTTATGTTCGTTGGGGCGTAAGAGGTCCTGGTGGTAACGTAATGTATGTACACAAACAACCAAATAACAATTTAAATAGTGAAGCATACATGCGTTCTGGTAACTTACCAGCAAGATACGAAAGCCAAACATTTCCATATGTAACCATGATTACAAGCAACGTAGGTGCTTCCGATACAGTTATTAACGTTTCTAGCACAGCAGGATTCCCACCTAGTGGAACTCTATGCATTAGAGATGCAAGCAAGTATGAATATATTAACTATACAGGAATTTCAGCAAGTGCATTTAGTGGATTAACTAGAGCACAAGCAGGTTTAACAACAAATCAATCAGTAACAGTTGCAAGTGGATCAAATAGCGGAACAATTGGTAGTGCGTCTGGTTTACAAATCGGACAAAGAGTAGTAAGTGCTGCATTTCCTGAAGGAACATTCTTAACAAATATCTCAGGAACAACATTAACATTTAGTAATGCTGCTTTGTCCTCTAACCCTACTGATGTACTATTCCCACCAATGGGTGCAACAAGTGGTCAATCATTTACTTATTCAGCAACCGCTCCAGTTGTTATAGAGCAAGCGTTTCCAACATTTTCTCCAACCATTAGTCACTGGGGTACTTCTGTAATTATGGATGGTAGATACGATGACGATAAGTCTCTTGTATTTACTTATGGACAAACCACATTTACTGGAGTTCCAGCATCAAATTCTAGAGCATTGTTCTCAATTCGCGTTGCTCCATCTGTAGATCAAGGTGTTGTTGGTGCTTTTGGTTCAAGAGAACTTATTAATAGAATGCAGTTAGTTCTTCGTGCTCTTGACATTACAACTAACACAGCAAACTCAAATCTTTTGATTACTGCAGTATTAAATGGATTACCATCATCATCAACTGCATGGACAAACGCTGTAAACAACGTAACTACATTACAAAACTCAAGCCTTGCACAAATTGCAAACTATGCAGGCGGAACCACAACAGTATCTGGTGGTGAGGTAACTGCTGGTTTCTTCGTAGGATCTGGTGCTAATAGCGTTGATCTTAATACTGTTCGTGATTTAGGTAACTCTATTCTTGGTGGTGGAGGAGCAAACTCTAACGTAAATATCTATCCAGATGGACCAGACACACTTACAATTGTTGTAACAAACTTAAGTTCTTCTGCCTCAGCAAGTGTATTGGGACGTCTATCCTGGACTGAAGCACAAGCATAGGAGATATTATGCCATTAGACCAATTGACGCATAATGATCCAGATAATCCTTTAGAGGTATCTTCAATTAGGATTAGTAAATTTGGTGGTACTGTTAAAGGTTTAGCAGAACCACTAGTAGACCAGGATGCTGCTACAAAAAAATATGTAGATAACATGATTCATCCTTTTCTACTGATGGGGGCATAAATGGCTGTAGATTATAGAATTTTAGGACAAGCAAATACTGCTGGTGCTATTACAACTTATAATACAATTGCTGGCCCAGTTGCTACTGGAAGATCTTGGATTGTTTCTACAATTGTAGTATGTAATCAAACAGCAAGTGCTCAAACATATAGACTTGCAGTGTCTGGATCAACATCACCTGCTTCATCTGAATTTATAGTTTTTGGTTCTACAGTGCCTGCAAATGATACAGTGACACTGACACTAGGTATTACAATGCAGGCTGGTAAGTATATAATGGCATCTGGAACAAGTAGTTCCATATCTGTATCTGCTTTTGGAACAGAAATAAGTTAATAATGTCAATCAGACTAGCACAGGCATCAGTGTTGTCTGGTATAAATAATACCCTTACAAATAATATAATAGATACTTCTTATAATAGAGTTTCTGCTAAATATATTCCTACTAGAACTGGATCAGTTGTTACCTATTCGTCTTCAACAACATATTCAAGACCAGCAAATGTTCATTTTATTGATATTGCTTTAGTTGGCGGTGGTGGATCATCTGCTCAAACAGTATCTGGACCAAGACGTGGTGCTGGTGGTGGAGGTGGTGCTGTTATTCAAGTTAACCAATTTTATATTGGGGACTATAATACATGGTATATTTTTATAGGTGGAAATGCTACTGGATCTGTTTATGGTACTGATAATTGTTCTGGAAATTCTTGGGGACATGCAGGAAATCCAACAATTTTTTCTCCAATTTCTAATTCATTTGCTATGGCAAATTTAACTGGTATTGACCCTAGTAATTTAAGAAGAACATTAATAGCCCCTGGTGGTGGTGGAGGTGGACATCCTTGTGGTTCTGCTGGTTCTTTTGGCTTAGGTTCTTCTGGTGGTACTGGATCAAACAATCCTAATAATACTTATGGAATGATTCCTTATGCAATTGGTGAACCAACTACAGGAAAAATTGCTTGGCAAGGATATGGTGGTCGTGGAGGTGTTGCTCCTGTTACTAGTAGCCCAGGTGGTGGCGGTGGTGGTGCGGGAGGTACCGCTAGTAGTGGTACAGGTGGAGTTGGAATAACATTAACATCTCCATTTTCTGCAGTTTGCTATGGTGGTGGTGGTGCTGGTGGCAGTGGTGGGGTTACTGGAGACTGTGGTGCTACGGTTAATGCCGTTGGAACTAATGGAAGAGGTGGAGGCGGAAGTGCTTCTCCAACTAACTTTGTTGGTAGTAGAACTGGCGGTACAGGAGTAATTTTAATTAGAGAGTGGTTTTCTTCATGAGTATAAGAAGAATAAATACATCATATATACATTCATTAGATAGTAATGTTGCTTATGGAAAATTAAAAACAAAATATAATAATGTTTCTGTTGGTTTAGGAAATGCTCAATTTTTTTTAACAAGTGGAACATGGACAAGACCTTCAAATGTTGATTTTATAGATATTGCATTAATTGGTGGTGGCGGTGGAGGATCCACAAGTCATGGTGGAGGTGGAGGTGGAGTAGTAACTTATATAAAAAAATATTATGTAGGAAATGCTACAACATGGTACTACAGTATTGGGTTTGGTGGAGATGCTAGTGGACAGAGTAGTGGAGATGGATTACAGGACACAAATTCACATGGTGAAGCAGGTGGTCCAACAATGTTTGGAAGTAATATTGGGATATCTACTTTTGCTTACACAGTAGGAGCAACTCCAAGGGCTGGAAACCTTAATCCAATAAATGATTCAACAGTTATAATTTCACCTGGTGGTGGAGGTGGTGGTCCATCTGGGAATCCTGGATTTTTTGCTGGAACTGGCGGTGGAGCAGGTGCTGGTGCTTCTGGTTCTTGGGCAAGATTAAATGGTGGAGAGTATTGGACTACTGGACACGGCTTTAACGGAGGAAGTGCTGGTGGAGCAAGTGGTGGTGGAGGTGGTGGAAGTTGTGTAGCAGCAGGAGGAAATGCTTCTGGAAGTACTGGTGGTAATGGTGGAACTGGAGTAACTTTACAAGCACCACTTCCTGCAACATTTATTAACTCTGCATCACAAACAATTAGTGCCCTTGCTTTTGGTGGAGGAGGAGGCGGTGGAGGTACAACTGGAGGCACTGGTGGTCTTGGTGGTGGAGGAAATTCTGGTTCTGCTGGAACTCCTAATACTGGTGGCGGCGGTGGAGCAGGAGCAAAAGGTGGAACTGGTATGATAATTATATGGGAGCATAGACAATGAGTTATATTAAAAATTTTGTAGCACTTGATGAAAATAATTTTGCAGTAGCAATACTAGCAGGAGAATCTTTAGAACAAATGAAAGAATCATTTCCTGATCAAAAATGGGTAGAAACATATTTAGATATAGAGGGTAAAATATATGCTGGTATAGGCTATAAATATGATGAAAAAGAAGATAATTTTATACCTCCTACATTTTTTACTGATTGGGACGAGTTAGAAAAATGTGGCTGTGAAAAGTCTTGGGAACATTTAAAAATAGACCCTAATTCATGGTCATAGTGATATAATTAAGGAGGGTGAATTAAATGGCATTTCCTGCAACATACAACATTTCATATTATCGTGGTGATCAATATGACTTTGTAGTCAATCCTAAAAATCCAGACGGTAGTGCGTTTGACTTAACTGGATATACTAGTTTATTTATAGTGGCAACAGAAAGAGGAGATGCAACAAAGTTTATTGGATATGGTAGTGCTTCTGTTGACGCATCTACAGATACAATTACATGTAAAATTACTCCAACATTTGGAAATCAATTAACTGGCTCATCTTATGTTTACGATTTAGAAATTACAAAAACATCTTCTTCAACTGTTTATACAATATTAACTGGAGCATTGTCTGTAAATCAGGATGTTAGAAAAACTGGGGAATCATAATGGCAATTAGTCCAGTAGTTAGTACAGATCAAATTACAGTTATAGGTCCTCCATCTTCAATTGATTTACAAGTAGATATTGGTCCTAAAGGTGATAGAGGAAGTTATATATTTGCTGGACCTGGTCAACCAACTGGTGCAGGCAGCGTTGTATTTTTAAATGAGTCTCCTATAATTGGAGATTTATTTATTAATAGCAACACTGGTGATTTAGATTATGGATCTATTTATCAATATACTGCAGTTCCTGGCGATGACAGCGTTTGGCAATTTATTTTAGAATCTGGACTAAGAGGATTACAAGGTGAAACTGGTGCTACTGGTGCCGCTGGACCATTTACAAATATTGCAGTTGGCTCAGTTACAAATGGTGCAACAGCAAGTGCTTATTTTACTGGAACATCTGCAAGTGCATTTTTAAACTTAATACTACCAACTGGTGCAACTGGAGCAACTGGAGCAACTGGAGCAACAGGTGCTGCTGGACCTCCAGGACCAATTGGAAACGCTGGACCTGCTGGGCCTGCTGGTGCAACTGGACCAGAAGGACCTATTAATGAAGCAACATATTACAATATTTACGATATTACAAGTGCTTCAGCAACATCAGCATCATTTACATATTTTGATATAGACACACAAGTATTTATAACAAGTTTATTACACCCTGAAGCATATTATGTTGGAGGGGTAGAAACACAAGAAGTACAATTACTAAGAGGACAATTATATAAAATATCTGTAAATACACCTGGAAATGCTAATTATATTAGAAGTGCATATTCATATGCAGCAAGTGCTATATATAATGATGGTGTAACTAATAATGGTGATGATAGTGGAGATATTATATTTAAGGTACCATTTAACTCCCCCGATGTTTTATATTTAATATCAGATAATCAACCTTCTATGCAGATGATTTTAAATACTGCTGATATTGTTACAGAATACAACTATTCAACTTTTGATCTTCAGGAAATAATTCAAAGTTCTTCTGGATCTGTTGTGTTGGGATCCGTAAGTAAGACTCAATTAAGAACAGTTGATTTAAAAATACAGATAAGTCAAAATGGAAACTACCTATTTCATGATGAAAGAATAATCCACAATGGAACAACAGTATCTTCTAGCACGCCAGATGTTATAAATGTTGGAACTATAAACTATATCGTAACACATACTATTATAGGTGATGATATTGTATTTGCTATAGATGTTGTAGATGCTGAAACATTTCCTGCAACAATTAAGTATGAATTCAAGGATACGTTCCCTGTATAATGGAGATATATGGCAGAGTTAATTAGTATAGCAGCGAATTATCCTTCAACGGAATTTGATACTCTAATTCCAGAATTGACTGATCCAGCAAACATTAGAGAAGCATTTTTAGCCTATCATTTTGGTGTAGAAAATTTTGACGGGGCAACAGACACCCCAGCAGCAGATAGTATTCATGCTCATATAGCATCCTTTAAAACATTGCTAGAAGGAATTGCCGCAAGTGCTGTTTTAACATTAAGTGGCACAGCAAACGAAATAAGTCTTTCAGCATCTACTGGGTTTGTAACAATAGGTCTTCCTGACGATGTTACTATTGGAGATGATTTAACAGTAAATGATCAATTAACAGTAACTGGAAATACTGCATTAAATGGTACTGCTACTTTTGACAATACAACGCAAGCAAATAAAGGTATTAATATATTTACTAACTCAACTAGTAGAAACTCAGCACTTACCGCTCCAGTTGAGGGAACTTTAGCATATCTTCAGGATACAAATCAACAGACTATTTGGTCTGGATCCGCTTGGGTTGGGATAGAAGAACACGGAACTTTAGGTGGTAGAATAGATAATACAGAAGTTCTAGCACTTTTAGGACTATAGGAGAATCATGGCTAATACATTTAAAGTAATATATAGAGGTGCTACACCAGTAGTATCTCCTACTTCTGCAAGTACTGTATACACAGTACCATCAGCAACAACAACTTTAATTACAAATATTGTAGTTAATAATTCCGATACAACCGCAAGAACTTACTCTATTTTTCTTAATAACATAGGCTTGGCTGTAGAATCAACAGTCCCAGCAAGAGATTCTGTTATCATTGATGCAAAACAGGTTCTAGTGGCTACTAATACCGTTAGACTGGTAGCAAGCAACGCTAACGTAAGTTTTCATATAAGCGGCCTAGAAATATCATAGTATTGACACCACTTACTATAGGGTGTACAATTGTATAATCAATGTCCTAAAGGAGGATATTAATGGAATCAGTACTGAACAAAAAAGTTCTTGGATCAGCCTTGAACGCATTTGTTATCGCATTAGTAACACAATTCGTTGCTACTGGTGCAGACCTAACATCTTTAACTGGAGATGCTTTAGGCACAATTCTAAACTCAGCAGTTTCTGCAGCAGTTTGGGTTGTTCTTCGTGCAGTTAATCCAAAAGATACAAAATTTGGTATTGGTGCAAAGCCAGAACCAAAATCTGCTAAAAAGAAATAAAATTAGAAAAAAGGGGGTAGGAGAGATTCTACCCTCTTTTGCTATTGTATAATTAATATATGAGAATCGGATCAAATACTTTAGGTCAGTCTAAGACACTAAATAAACAAAACACTATCAAAGGTTTAATACCTCAACAAGTTAAAAATTTTAATCCATCCATCTCTGATACCTTTAATATTTTAAATGCTTGGGATCCAATCAGAGGGTCGTGGACAACTGATGGAGATACAGTCTCTACTTCTACTTCTTCAAGTTCTTATCCAATATTAACAAGTTTTGATTTAAGATCTCAAGATATAACAGCAACAATGTCTCTTTCTTCAGCAGGTGCTGGAGTAGTTTTTTGGCTTCAAGATCAAGATAACTGGTGGGCTGGCGTTACTTACTATACACAGGGGTCTGAGAGTTATATTACTGGCAGTTATGAAAATTGCGTACCTAGAGGTTTTTGTTACGGAAAAGATGCAAATGGATTTCCTTGGGGATGTGAGTCGTGCTCAACAGGGTACAATTATGGAACAAGAACAAGATATAATTTTTATGTTAGACTATTAAATTCAGTAAATGGAACTGTATCTGATGTTACAAACTTACTCTTAAGAAGTACATGTAACGCTTCTACATCTTTTTCTCCTTGTACTATTGCCAGCAATGATAATATTAATGGAATACAGATAAGTACTTCTGGAGACGTTATAACTATTAGAGGTAGAGATGACTCTAATAATTTTTACGGAAGTTCTATTTCTTATACCGCCCCTAGTCCTAACAAAGGGCATCAATCTGGTATTATTTTTGTTCCAGGAAGTAATTATTTGGAGTCTTCTGCTATTCAAGATATATCGATAGTAGGTTCATAATGACAAGCAAGTGGGAGATTTGGAAAGAAAAAAGCCAAGGAGATACCGTTCGCCCTTGGGATATGATAAATCCTAATATAGAAAAACTTTCTAAAGAAGAATCAGATAAACGCTTGAATGTTTGCTTGGACTGTGATAGACTATTTAAACCAACCCGTCAATGTAAGGAATGTGGATGCTTTATGGATCTTAAAGTTCAACTCTCTCATGCAACATGTCCTATGGGAAAATGGTAATATGCCATCTGTAAAGAAAGACAGAACTTCACAAGGTATTCAAATATCTACTGACAAAATATATAACGGACAAATAGTTTTAGCATTTATTATAGATGATGAGGTTGTTCAAACCTTTATGTGTGATGAAAGAATGGCAGCAATATTACAAAGCAATCCAACGATAGTTGAGATTACAAACAAAGATCCATTTTTAAATGGTCCTCATGTAGGTTGGAAATATAAAGATGGCACCTTTTCTATGCCAAAACCAAATAAAGAAAGCATTAATTAATGAATAGACCAACAATTGGATTTTTAACCTATGATTGGGCTTTTGGACTAAAACCTATACAACCAAATGGTTGTGCTTGGTATAGATGTTATTTGCCACTACAGCAATTAAAAAAAGATAAGTATGAGGCTGGTATGGGAATGCCAGGATACAATGATAAATATGGTTTTGGAATATTAATACCAGATCAACAAGCAATACATGGTTGGGACATAGTTGTTCTTAAACTTATCATGTTAGAAAAGGTTGTAGAACAGGTAGACAAAGCGTTGGCTATGGGTCAAAAGATTGTTGTAGATTTAGATGATCACATGGAGGGTCTTGCTAAAACTAATCTTGCATACACAATGACTGATCCTAATAAGAATCCAAATAATAATAGAGAGCACTACTTTAAGATTATAGAAAAAGCCACTGCTTTAATTACATCTACACCATTTCTTCAAGAATATTATCAAAAGAAGCATCCAGACAAGCCAGTATATTTAGTAAGGAATGGAATTGATTTAGATAGGTGGACACCAAGAACTGATCATTCTGGACATTTGCCAACATATGGTTGGGTTGGTGCAACTCCATGGCGTAGTGGCGATTTAGAAAATCTTAATCCATACTTTGGAAAATTTATAGAAAATCAACATTGCAAGTTTCATCATTCAGGAAGTATTTTAAATGCTCCAGAAGTATATAAACAAATAGGTTTAGATAAAAAATATTTTACCCATGAGCCAATGAAGCCAATATTAACATATCCAGAACTATTTAGAAAAATTGATGTTGGCATAGTTCCTTTAACAAACCTAGATTTTAATGACGCTAAATCTTTTATAAAAGGTCTTGAATATACCGCAGCAGGTATACCTTTTATTGCTAGCCCAAGCCCTGAATATGTTTACCTAGCAGAACAAGGTGTTGGTAGAATAGCAAAAGATGCTAACGAATGGCTACAGCATGCAGAAGAACTGTTGAATCCTAAAGTAAGAAAAGAAGAAAGAGAAAAGAATAGAGAGATAGTAAAAGAAAAGTTTAGTATGGAAGCAAGAGCCGCTGACTGGGAAGAGACATTTGACAAAATTCTTGCGTTATAATTAATGTATGGCAAAATTTTACTTTTCTGCAATAGATGAATTAAAGCCTTTAGCAACAGTTATAGAAGACTTCTTAAAGAGCCATAGCGGGCACAGGAAGGCACTTTTTCAAAACCAGGCAGACCTGACCATAGAGTTAGGAAAAGAAAGGCAACTGGGTAGCAAGGATCCAATTATTTACGTATATGATGAAAATGAACTTGCCATTAACCTAGGAAAGTCAATAACTAAGAACTTTAGAGATAGTTTAATCAGTTGCACATACCCACAAAATAACGGGGGTAGTAAAGAGTATTTAACCTTAACTATTAATGTATGTAGACAAAATGATACTATAGATCAAAATAAGTATGGAACTATTATAGGAGAAGCAATAGTTAAATATTTTAATCCTGAATATGAAGAAATATTAAAGCATCAAGAAAATAATGAAAGAAAATCATCAAAGGATAAGACCTATTATGATAGAGCATTCAATCAAAATGCTACAAATAATTCTTCCTTGATTTTTGGCAAGAAGCCTTAGTACCAGCCTTTATACTGCCTAAATTCCCAAGCCTTACATCCATCACCATAAACTAGATTTACATATTTGATCATTGCATCAATTTGAGCATATGGGTCTTTAGTTTTCTTTGAGTCAACTATTTCCCAAGTACTATTTAAAAATTGTGCTAGACCAAACGCAGTTGATTTTGGATTGTCTGCAAGAGGGTTCCATTTTGACTCTCTATCAATGATATTAAAATAGCAAGATAATTCTTTTGATGGAACACTATCTTTTATGTATTGTTGATAAGCCAATATGGCCTTCTGTGAGTCTGGATCTGTGAACTGTGCTCTAGATCTGCTGGCTGTTGTAGCATTGCTCTCACGAGCCTCTACAAGCCCCTTTAAAGGGCTAAAGGTGGCCTGTCCTTGTTCGACAGCCACCAAAGGTTCAGCGGTATAAATTGGTCTATGTCTATCTACATAATTAGAATATGTTCCTACAAAAATAAATGCTAAAGTTGCTAATATTACACTCTTCATAAGTTACCTCCTTGAAGAAGTATTTAGTTACCATACTAGTATAACCCATATATTCTAGAAAATCAACTATTTTTTAAAAAGTGATATATGTCACAAACTTTTCACATATACACATATATACATATATAGATATTTAATTATATTTTAATATTATTATTTTATTAATATTATATATATTTAATCTATTCCCACCCTATCCACCCATCAAGTTTATCTTTGATTTTTATATTTGTCAATAGTAGTTTTAATAATATTTTCTACTTTGATTCCTACTTCAAACGATGTCTGACAAGATATGCACTCAAAGTAAACCTCATCTTTAGAGTTTACCTTGCTTACAACAATGTCGTTTTCGTCAAAGGGGCAGTTGATTTTGCCAACAAGGTTCTTTTCAACTAAACTGTTATAAAAGTTAACTTCCTGTATTGATAACATGATTTGACCTTTCTTTAAAACTCTAGTACAATGATATCATTAACTCTTAAAAAAATCAAAAGGAAGTGTTTTATTTTGTCATTTATTAATGAAAAAGGATCGATAACAGATCCATACAAGAATTTTATCCATATCTCTAGGTATGCTAGATGGTTATCAAACGAGAATCGTAGAGAAACCTGGGCTGAAACAGTCAACAGGCTAATGAACTTTATGAAAGACCATTTAGTACTAAACTATGGATATAGTCCAAATTCTAAAATATTTGACGAAGTAAAAGATGCAATTTTAAATCATAAAGTTATGCCATCAATGCGTGCTCTAATGACAGCAGGACCTGCCCTAGAACGTGATCATATTGCAGCATACAACTGTTCATTCATCGCTGTTGATAGCCCTCGTGCATTTGATGAAGCAATGTATATTCTTATGAATGGAACTGGTGTTGGATTTTCTGTTGAATCAAAATACGTTGATGAACTTCCAGTAATTGCTGAATCATTTAATCAAACAGAAACAACTATTGTTGTAGAAGATTCTAAACTTGGATGGGCTAAAGCATTAAAAGAATTAATTGCCTTACTTTATCAAGGACAAATTCCAAATTGGGATATGTCAAAGGTTAGACCATCAGGTGCAAGATTAAAAACTTTTGGTGGGCGTGCGTCTGGTCCTGGACCACTTAATGCTCTATTTGTATTTGTAACAGACACTTTTAGAAATGCTGCAGGTCGTAGACTAAAACCAATTGAAGCACACGACATTATGTGTAAGGTTGGAGAAGTTGTTGTTGTTGGAGGAGTTCGTAGAAGTGCTCTTATTAGTTTATCTAACTTAGATGATTTCGAAATGGCAAAAGCAAAAAGTGGATCATGGTGGGAACAAAATGGTCAACGTGCTTTGGCAAACAATTCTGCTGTTTATCACGCTAAACCAAGCGTTGCACAATTCCTCCGTGAATGGAGAAACTTATATGAATCTAAATCTGGAGAACGTGGCATTTTTAATATGGACTCTGTTCGCAGACATGTTGAATCATTTGGTCGTAGAGATGCTTCACTTGTTGCAGGTACAAACCCATGTGGAGAAATTATTTTACGTCCCAATGAATTTTGTAATTTAACTGAGGTAGTAATTAGTGCTGATGATACAAGAGATGAACTATTAGATAAAGTTAGATTAGCAACTATTCTTGGAACATGGCAATCAACATTAACAGATTTTAAATATATTAGAAAATCTTGGAAAGATAACTGTGAAGAAGAAAGATTGTTGGGTGTTTCACTAACAGGTATCTATGGAAACAAAATAACTTCTACTCCTGGAAAACCGTTAGAACAGTTATTGACTGACATGAGAATGGAAGCAGTTAGAGTTAATGAACACGAAGCAAAAAAGTTAAACATTAATCCATCTGCATCTATTACTTGCGTTAAGCCTTCTGGCACTGTAAGTCAATTGGTCGGGGTGTCTAGTGGTATTCATCCTTGGTACTCTGAATATTACTTAAGAAGCGTTCGTGGTGCAAATAATGATCCACTAACACAATTCTTAAAAGATTCTGGAGTTCCAAATGAACCAGACGTAATGAAGCCAGAAGAAACAACTGTATTTTATTTTCCACAAAAAGCACCTAAAAATGCTACTATAACAAAGACCCTAACAGCAATAGATCATCTTGAAATGTGGAAGATTTATAGAACTCACTGGACAGAGCATAATCCAAGCGTTACTATTAACGTTCACGAAGATGAGTGGTTAAGAGTTGGAGCATGGGTATTTGACAATTTTGATTCAATTGGTGGGGTATCATTTTTACCAGCAAGCGAACACACATACAAGCAAGCACCATATCAAGAAATTAATAAAGATCAATATGAAGAGTGGGTTAAAAAATCCCCTGAAAATATTCAATGGGAAATGCTCTCTATATATGAAACAGAAGACGGTACAACTGGAACTCAAGAATTATCTTGTGTTGCTGGGGTATGTGAAATAGTTGATATTACTAAGTAGTAACATGCTAAAATAGACTAGAGGAATATCTATGTCTAAATCAGTTTCAAACCTATACGCTGCTAGAATCTATGCAGAACACCCAATAGCACTATGGTCTTTAGATGATGAAGCATCTTACGTTTCTAAATTAAGTACATCTCAAAAAGATCTAGCAAATTGGTCTCTTTATAACCTAGAAGAGGTAGTTTCTCCATCTGCAGTATACGGTGAGCCTATGGCTGGAAATCCAAAGTACTACATGACAATTAACTCAGCGTCTGTATCACTATCCGCATCAGCATTAGCATCTCCAATAAATACAGAGTTAAATCTAGATCCAGATAAAAAGACAATATCTATAAACACATTTTTCTACGATACCTCTGGATTTGTTTTGACTGTTGATATAGGATTTAGATATAACAATAATTTATACTTTAGCACTCTCAGTGGACCAGAAAATGAGAAGTGGGAAAAAGTAAGTCATACAATGCAAGTTCCAGAAGGAAATGTAGACATATATCCATTTGTAAGAGTTACATATTTAAATGCTGGCCCAGACTTTGGTGATGAGTATAATATTGTTTTCAATGGACTTTCCGTAGGGCAGTGGTCTGAATTATTTCACTACGAAACAACTGGAAAGGTTCCAGAACAAATACAAGATGCAGCACTTTTAGGAATTGTATCAGCATCAAATTACACTTCTCTTTCTGCTTCCGCAATAACAGTAGTTGCAGCAGATTCATACGGTATTGGAAACTCAAACAATGGATACTACCTAGTTGAAAAAAATAGAATGCTTTCTTCAACATTAGACTTTCCAATTACTTTTGGATCCAATAACATTACATCATTAAAGCATCCGCTATATGGAAGAACTCCATCACTAGCATTTGAAGGTCAAGGATTTCTAAATGAATTTGGAAGATATAGAACATTAACTGCAGAATTTTGGTTGCGAGCATATACCACAGCAAAAAATCCAATAAAAATATTTGGTCCGCTAACATCAGAAGATGGAATTTATATAGAAAGTGATTTTATTATAATTAAGATAGGATTAAACAAAAAGTCTTATTTTATTGGCAAATGGTATAGACCAATGCTAATAGACTTTGTTTACAATATAGCCAATGCCTCACTATTGATAAACGGTGACTTAGTAATACAAATGGACTTGGATCAAAACAGTATTTCTTTTCCAGAAATAACTAAAGACTATGTTGGCTTTTTTTCCGATGAAGAAATTCCTAATTTAGAAATTGATTGTTTTGCAGTTTACCCTTACGCAGTTCCAGAACAAGTTGCAAAAAGAAGATTTATTTATGCACAAGGTGTTGAGGCGGCAAACAATATAGCAACAAACTTTAATGGAGACTCTTTCCAACTAGACTTTCCATACGCTAAATATACATCTACATTAAACTATCCAGACATGAATGATTGGAACTCTGGATTTTTTAATAACTTAAGTAGCACATCAAGATTTTTATCGTTTCCAAACTACCAACTTCCAGATATCATATTTAGTACTTCAGCAAGTGGGTCTTTTGAAGGGGTAGAGTTAAATACATTCTTAACTGATAACTATAATATACAAGATGATGAATATCCATTTATTAAACTAAGACCAGACTCATCTTATAACAACATAGTTTCTAGCATATACTTTTCTAATTTAAATTTCTTGAATAGTCCTATAAGAAGTATATTTGGAGTATTTGAGTCACCAGCATCACTTTCAGCAAGCCCAGAAGTTTTGATGACATTTTCTAACAGTTTTAACAGCAATACGTTTGAGGTAACGGTAAGTAACTCTGGCTTAGAGTACTACTTTAACTCTACCAAAATAGGACAACTTTCTCTTTCAGCATCTTCAACATTTATAGCAGGAATTGATCTTAATACTATAAATACCCAGTATGCTGCAACTATAGAAAACTTTTTCTTTAATCCACAAAACCTATCTTTGAGATTGGGCGGTACACAAAATTCTGTATATAGTGGAAAGATACATAGAATTACCTTTAATAATGCACTGTATACTCAAAAAGATTTAAGTGAATATATTACCGCTAGTGGATTCTTTACCCAAACACTAGATTCTTTATACTTGAAATATTATATAGGAAACTATACATTTTATCCTCAAAGATTGTCAGACAGTTTGTTGTTAGACATAGGTGCCTCTGGATACTGGGAAGACTCAATTCCACTATCATATTTTGGAAGATACGTAGAAGACAGAAATAAAAATTCATACTATGACTTAGATTTATTACAATACAACATAGAAACACCGTCATCTCCAATTTTAAAAAAAGATCAATACTATCTAGATGGAGGATCATCACAGTCTTCTAATTTTAAATTTTGGTTCGATGATGGATTCTATGACAAAGAGGTAGATGATGTAGACCTAGAGTTTGACGGAGGAGGTCCATCAGCATCTACAACTTACTTAACAGACCCACAACTAGACTTAGCATTTAAAAACTATTCTAAGGAAAACTACTTTATAAAGTCATATGTAACATTACAAAATTTTGCAGATGTAGGAAAGATACCATATTCTCAATACGAATTTATACAAAGAATTAATGGAGACAGGGTACTAGATTTTGATTCTGAAACTATTCAAGATTTTAATACCACAAAGTACGAAGTAATGGATAGAACTGTTATATTCCCACCCAAAGAACTAGTTGACTTTAAAGACTACTACATAACAGTCCATATTGAACTACAAACTAATGGCTTGATAAATAATCCTATCCAAATTAAAAAAATGTCTCTTTCATCGCTAGCATATGATGAAAGTTCTTTTTATTCAATAAGTAGCCCAGATGGATACAAACTATATCCTTTTAGTAGATATGATAAATTTTATGTTTACAAAAATAAAAATCCATTTGTTGTCTATAAAGACTCTACGTCATACATGTATACAACTGCAGACTCAGGAATAAGCGTATTACCATATGATTCATCTGCAACAAGGGGAATAACTGTTCCAATAAACCAACAGCAAGCAAGCCAGTATTTGCTAGGTGGAGTTCAATTTTGGGGATTCTACAACAAGGACTATACAATAGAGCCTACCCAGGCTATTGCACAAATAAAAACATACCTAAAAACATACACCCTATACCTATCCCCAGAATCAAATAGCCTTAGAGGCAAGGTAGAGGTATATGACGAAAATAATATAAATGTATCTAATGATTTAATATTTTATCAAAATGGTAAGTTAGTTGATGATATCTACATTACCCCTTTAACTTGGAATTCAATACTTATAGTATTTGATCAGGGTGAAGATTTAGCAAACTATGTTGGACAATTTGAAGTATATGAGGGGCTCATGGTTAATAATATGGCTTTTTATAGAAAGTCAAATGAAGCAGTAGGAAGAGAGTTTATCTTAAATGACTGGGTTGACATTAGCACAGAAACAACATGGCAAACCTGGGAAGACGCACAAAACTGGTCAAGCATAGAAGGACAAGTAGAAGAACTTAGGATCAATGTTGATGGAACAAATATATATGAGTCTACTTTTGGAGTTGCTAGTGTAGTTTTAGATGATACTTCACAACTAAATGTAAGTTCTGATAGCGTAGTTGTAATTACTGGAACAATTTGGGAAGAGTATAGCCAAAAACCAGTATAGTATGGTACAATTGTGTATATGAAAAATTACGGTGATCCAAAAAATGGCAAAAGTAAGTTAACAGTCTTAAATAAACAACAAAAATATGGCATATATGTGTGGCAAATGGATAAGAATGGCAAAGCATTTGGAGACGGTAGAGGAAATGTTATGAATATACCTGGCCATCCATACGACCTTGAAAAGATGGCTAAGGTAAAACAAGCAGCAGAATACTACGGAGCACCAGCAGGAAAAGTAATTTTTATGCCAGGAATAAGAAGAGTATCCGATGCTGAGTACTCAGAACAAGTTCAAAGAATGAAAGAAGGATACATTGCAAGCGAAACAGATATCGGTGCATGGATGGATGCAGAAAGAGGTTTAAAGTCAAATGGAGAATGAAGAATACGAATACGTTGCTAGAATAGATAACCTAGACAGAATGGAAAAGCAACAAAAGTCAGACGACTTCATGATTGATGCTGAAGTAGCAAAATCATATTCTGGGCTAGATTCAAATTTTAAACGCAGAGCATCACGCTCAATAAACAAAGTTTTTACAGGACAAGATAACACAAAATCAAAACAATTATTCCCAGAAATGGATATTGTTACAGCATACGGACTATATGATGTTGTTGTTCCTCCATATAATTTAGATGAACTTGCTTGGTTTTACGAAAACTCATTTGCAAACCATGCTGCAATTAATGCCAAGGTATCAAACATAGTTGGCTTAGGATACCACTTTGAAAATACAGATGCTACAACTGCTAGATTAGAAGAAGCAGAATCAGAAGAACAACTGATGAGAGCACAAAGAAAACTTCAAAGACTAAAAGCACAGATGACACAGTGGTTAGAAGATCTAAACGATGAAGATACATTTAGCCATATATTAGAAAAAGTTTATACAGATGTTGAATCAACAGGAAATGGATATATTGAAGTAGGTAGAAAAGTAAATGGAGAAATAGGCTACATTGGCCATATTCCAGCAACTACAATTCGTGTACGCCGTATTCGTGATGGATATATTCAAATAGTTAACCAAAGAGTTGTATTCTTTAGAAACTTCCAAGGAAAAGAATCAAATCCAGTAACTACTGATCCAAGACCAAATGAACTTATCCATATCAAGAAATACTCTCCAAAGACTTCATACTACGGAGTGCCAGATACAATTGCATCATCAGTATCAATGGTAGGAGATAATTTAGCAGGTAGATATAATATTGACTACTTTGAAAACAAAGCAGTTCCTAGATATATAGTAACCCTAAAAGGTGCTAAATTAAGTTCAGACGCAGAAGATAAGTTATTTAGATTCTTGCAATCAGGACTTCGTGGTCAAAGTCACAGAACTCTGTATATCCCACTTCCAGGAGATACAACAGATAGCAAAGTAGAATTTAAGATGGATCCTATTGAGGCTGGAATTCAAGAAGGATCGTTTGAAAGATACCGTAAGTCTAATAGAGACGATATCTTGATGGCACACCAGGTACCTTTCTCTAAAGTAGGAGGGGGTGCTGGAGTTTCTATTGCCTCTGCTCTCGCTTCTGATAGAACATTCAAAGAACAAGTTGCTAGACCAGCCCAAAGAAACCTAGAAAAAGTAATCAATAAAATTGTTAAAGAAAAAACAGATATTTTACAATTTAAACTAAATGAACTTACCTTAACAGATGAAACTACTCAAAGCCAAATAGATGAAAGATATCTAAGAATGCAGGTAGTTGTTCCTAATGAAGTAAGAGAAAGACTTGGTTACCCTTCAAGACTAGGGGGACAAGACCCAATTGTTTTGGGTGCTCAACAAAGAGCAGAACAAACAGCACAAGCAACTGGAAACAGAAGCAGGGATCAACAAAGAACTGACAATGCTAGTGATTCTCCTTCAACCACCACTGGACGAGGTCCAGGTGGCGAGGGTAGAACCGTATTATAACAGTTTTTAAAAACCCTTATAAATACTAATATAATGGAAGTAGTATGACTAATTTGCATAAAGCATTTTGGCACTCTGAAGATAACTCTATAAAGTTATCCATGCCAATCGCTAAAGTCGATAAAGAAAAACGTATGGTTTCAGGGTTCGCAACCCTAGACAATGTTGACAAGCAGTCAGACATTGTCCCAACAGATGTTAGTATTAAGGCATTTGAAAGATTCCGTGGAAATCTAAGAGAAATGCACATGCCTATCGCAGTCGGTAGAGTAATGTCATTCAAAGCAGATAAATTTTATAACAAAGAAGAAGATAAGTTTTATAATGGGGTGTATGTAGATGCTTACATTTCTAAAGGTGCTCAAGACACTTGGGAAAAAGTTCTTGACGGTACTCTTTCTGGTTTTTCTATTGGCGGTAGTATTAAAGATAGTGAAGATCAATATGACCCCCAGATGGATAAAGCAATTAGAGTTATTAAAGATTATGACTTGAGTGAATTATCTTTAGTAGATAATCCAGCAAATCAATTTGCAAACATTTTATCTATTCAAAAGAAAGAAGATGGAACTAATGTTGTTGATGGATTTTTATCTAAGATGACTGTTGAAAATGTATATTGGTCAAAAGATAATGGATTAGTTAGACTTTCTAAAGAAGAAGATCCACGTACAGGTGAATTACTAATTGGATTTGTTGAAACAACAGATACAGAAAAAACACAAAGAATTAAAGACTTATTAAAAGAACATGGTGCAATCACAAACGAAATGACACCAAATAAAAATCCACATTCAATGGATGATTGTGAAGATCCAAAAAATTGCCCAGATCATATGGCAATGTGGCATGATAAAGAAGAAAAAGAAGAAATGGGTAAAGCAAGTAATGTTAGAGTTGGCGACATGGTATCTTGGAACTCAAGCGGTGGTACTGCAAGAGGAAAAGTTACTAGAGTCGTTCGCAATGGAAAAATAAAGGTTCCAAATAGTTCTTTTACTATTACAGGAACGCCAGAAGATCCAGCAGTTGCTATTAGGGTTTACAGAGATGGAAAACCTACGGATACAATTGTCGGACACAAGATGAAAACATTAAGAATGAATTCATCAAAATCACTTGATGGGATGTCAATTGATAATTCCGTAAAGGAGGGGAATAATATGGCAAATACAGAAAAAGAAGTAACTAAGGCAGTTGAAGACGAAGTAGTCGTTGTAGATGAAATCGTTGAGTCTGAAACAGCAGAAGCAGAAGTAGCAGCAGAAGCACCAGCAGAAGCAGCAGCAGAAGCACCAGCAGAAGCAGCAGCAGAAGCACCAGCAGAAGCAGCAGCAGAAGCACCAGCAGAAGCAGCAGCAGAAGCAGTTGAAAAATCTGATACTGTAGTTGAAGATGCCACCACTCCTGCTGAAGAGAGCAAAGATGCTGACTTGGCAAAGGCTGTTGAAACAGTCAAAACTTCTGTTGAAGAAGTTAGCAAGTCCGTTACTGCAGCAGTTGGAGATTTAGTGGCAACTGTAAAATCAATTAATGATCAAATTGCCGAATTGCAAAAAAGCGTTGCAAAAGTAAACGAGGAAGTTACAACAATGAAAAACAACGCAGAAGAGTTTGGAAAGCGTGTTGACTCACTAGAAGATGATACCGCTATCCGCAAGTCTGGCGACCTCGGCGGGGTCGTGCAGGAAAACAAAATACAAAAAAGGTCGATGTGGGGCGGGCGTTTCCTCAATTCCGCTGACCTCTATCGTTAACATTCACTGGGAGGTGAAAAAATTATGTCAGAAGAAATTTTAGAAAAATCAGCAGCAACTGGATCAATCGTTTCAGGTGGAATTGGTGGAGTATCAACTCCTTCAGCAAACCTAGGACCTGCAGGTACAGCATCACCAGCCGATGGTGGCGGTATCTTAAATCCAGAACAATCTGCTCAATTTATCGAATATATTTTCGAACAACAAGTTCTTGCTCGTGATGGTCGCCGTGTAACAATGCGTGCCAACTCAGCAGAACTAGAGAAGTTAAACGTTGGAGAACGTGTTATCCGTGCTGCTGCACAAGCAGACGCAACATACACCAACGCTGGTGTTACTTTCACAAAGGTGGAACTTTCTACAAAGAAAATCCGTCTTGACTGGGAAGTATCAACAGAAGCACTTGAAGACAACATCGAAGGTGCAGGATTAGAAGATCACTTAGTTCGCACAATGACTCGTGCATTTGCAAACGATCTTGAAGATCTTGCTATCAACGGTACAGGTTCTGGTACAAACTCATTCCTTAACATTTTGGAAGGTTTCTATGTAAAAGAACAAACTGGTAACGATGCTGGTGGTACATTTGGTACAACCGTGGAAGATTTGCAAGCATTAGTTCTTGCAATGCCACGTAAGTATCGTGCATCACGCGGTGCAATGAAATTCTACGCTTCTAGCGAAACAGTAGCAGATATCATCAATGGTCTCGGCTCAAGCGGTAACTTGCCATCAGAAAGAATCGTAGAACGCGTTATTGACGGAGTAGCACCACAAACATTAGGTGCACCTGTTACATACCGTGTACTAGGAATTCCTCTAGTTGAAGTTCCTTTGATGCCAGCAGACTATATCTCATTGACATTCCCAGAAAACCGTATTTGGGGATTCCAAAGAGACATTACTGTACATCGCGAATTCCAACCTAAGAAAGACACTGTAGAATATACAACTTTCTTACGTTTTGGTGTTCAAATCGAAGAAACAGATGCAGTTGCATTCTCAAAGAACTAATTAACTTTTAGTTCACAGAAGGGGGGATAGTAAAATATCCTCCCTTCAATCTTTTTACAATGATATAATTAGTAAGGAGGAATTTTATTTATTATGGAAATATTAAATGAAAGACAATATAAAAAAGTTACTGGCCTAACAGCCACTTTTACAATTTCTCCAAGTGGAACATATACATTAGACTATGAAGACCTATATACAGGTGAAACATTCTCAGCATCAGCAACCACAATATCTGGAGCAGTATCATTTAGCCTTGACTCAAAATATTTAAACTATACTGGATCGCTAGCAGCATCAGTTAAAAACTCTATTGGTGATACAGTAATTTTAACGAATATTGAAATCATAAGACCATATTGCAATTTAGACACAGTAGCCTCTGCATTGAGCATTACTGATGGAAAAGAAATTGAATATGAAAGACTAGCAAGATATATTATAGACTCACAAACTCAAGGGTTTCCATTCCTTCGTAAAGAAAAAACAGTGGTTGGAAATGGATCCGACTATTTGCCAATAGATGAAAAAATATACAAGATTTATAAAGTATATGAAAATCAAGATTTACAATATGATTCTAGCCTAAGTGCTAGTGCAAATGACGTTGTTTATGCAATTACAAAAGATGGCACATCAATAACTAACGTAGACGATGAAACACCAGAGAATAAAGTCAATTATAGACAGGTATGGATGGAAAGATATCTAGATGTTCAATTTGCTGAAAATGCCGAATATACAATTGACGGAGACTTTGGATATAAAGTTGTTCCTCAAGACATACAAGAAGCATGTGAATTATTAATACAAGATATTAAAAACGATAATCTAAAATATATAAACAGATATATTGAATCATTTGATAATGAAGACTTTAAGATTAAGTTTGCTAAAAATCCAAGTACTGGAACTGGCAATATGTTTGTAGATAAAATTTTGGAGAAGTACAGAAACAGGCTTCGTATCGGGGTGTTGTAATGATTTTAGAGACATCTAGTCTTGACGACTTATTATTTCCAATGACAGCAGATGTATACTATGCTACAACTAGACAACAAGACTACGGCAATATATCTAAAACATGGGTATACGATAGAACAATAGATTGTTCAATTATTAGTGAATTGTCTACAAGAGGCTTTAATGGAGAACTTAGAACAAAAGGTACAGACTTTATCTATGACTCAAATGCATTTTTAAGAACTAAACAAGATCTAAGACAAGATAGTAGTGGAATTTATCATCCTATTACGTCTATATCAGTAACAAACATAAAAGATCCATCTGGAGCCTATGTATGGATCAATGGTCAAAACTTAGTTAATTCAGCAGGGGTAGTAAATACTAAATATGAAGTTAAAACTATAGTACCTACATTTGACTATAACCATAATCTAAGACATTTTAGACTGTACATAAGTAAGTCTCAAGTGCAAAAGTGGGAATCATGATTACAGCAAAAATAAATGTTAATAATGTCTCACAAGTTTTAAAGAATGTTGTTCAATATACAGATGGCTTTACAACAGAGTTAAAAAGAAACCAAAAGAAAATAACTAAGAATATAGCAGATGAATCAATAGATGTTTTCTACGATTATCTAGACGGCCTTGCTAGATCACATCCTGGAATGCTACACCACGTATATGAATGGGGTCAAGTTGGAAACCCTGGTGGAAGACTATTTGAACTAACATCTGCTTTAAAAGGTAATAATGCATTAGTATCTGCAGAGTTTTTGTATTCCGATACAACCCCGCCAAATAGTGATCAAGAATTTTTTGATAAAGCAAGAGTAATGGAAGAAGGAATAGAGGTAGTTATAAATGAAGTTAATGCCAAAGCATTGTTTTTTGAAGTGGATGGAGAAGAGTTTTTTAGAAGTGGTCCTATCGTAATAGCAAACCCAGGAGGTGCTGCAACAAGAGGATCTTTTGTTAGAGCATTCAATGAGTTTTATGGGATATATTTTACTAATGTATACTTGGACTCAATAGGATTTTATAAACACTTTTCTAACCCTAAAGAATATAGTAATAAATTTAGAAGTGCTGCTAAAAATAGAAATGCAAGATCAATAGGAAAACAAGCAGCATTATCTTGGATCGTAAAAGGACCAGGTGGTAGACGATGAAGATTTATAGACCAGAAAACATTATTAATGAATATGTTTGGGAACAGTTTAAAACTCAGGCACCAGCCTTTTATAACCTATACCCTAAGACCGTAGGTGGTCCAGACTTTATACCATTTTTCCCAGCGGGTGCAGGAAATATTCCTCCTGATATATTAGAGAATGATTTACCATATATTATATTTGATAAGTTTACAAAAGTAAGAACAGGATCATATAAGTATTTTTATCCTATAAAAAGTGAGCAAATGAGATATACAATTTATGGTGGGTCTTTATATGGAGATGCTCCTAACGGTGCAGATAGATATGGAGTAACAATCAACCTAACAAGTCTTATCACAGCAATTTTAGATAGAGAAGATACCGCAGCACAAGATATAAATCAATTTGCTGGAACATTAAGAGACTATGATGAATCTACCTATCCAGACTTATTTAAGTATAGTTTTCACTGTATCAATGTGTTTCAGTCAGGGTATGCAGAAAGTCAACAAGATGTATCTGATTTAATGGAATATAGACCATCTAGAGATCTTATTATCAAATATGACTATCATTCTAAGCAATATAATGAGTAATAAATAGGTATATAATTAGTATTGAGGAAATCGCCCCACTTTTCCTAAAAACAAGGAAGGTGAAATAAAATATGGCATTAGGTAACAGCAACCAAATTATCGTAGGTGCCGCTCGTCTGTTCGTATCAAAAGGAACAGGTGGCAAAGGTGCCTTGAAGTACTCACAAGGTTCTGGATCAGCAGCAGTTTATAACTTTACTGGTTCAGGTAGCGTATCAGGAATTCCTTCATTCGTATCTGGAACACCGTTCGCAGACACAATGGAAGCATCATCTGATTATAACAACGTAGGTTACACCATGAACGGTTTGGAATTACAATTCCAACCAGACTTCGGTGAAGTCCAAGTTGATCAATTGCTAGACGTTGCAAAACTTTACAAACAAGGTATGCAAGTTAACATGGCAACAGCATTTGCTGAAGCAACACTTGAAAACTTATTGTTAGCAATCGCTGCTCCAAGTACAGATAAATACGATGGTGCAACTGAAGATACACTAGTCTTAAACTCTGGAGAACTAGGATCTGTTCCAGTTGAACGAGCAATCGTTGCAATCGGACCAGGATCTGGAGACCCAGACGCAACTGGTGCATCAGCAGTAGAACGCGTATATGTAGCACACCGTGCACTCTCAATTGAAAGTGTAACAGTATCTGCAAAACGTGACGAACCATCAATGTTCGAAGTATCATTCCGTCTACTTCCAGCATCAAATGGATCATACGGTAAAATCGTAGATCGCGTACGTGGTTAAAAACAATTAAATAGACACTTAGCCCATCTCTCTTGTCGAGAGGTGGGTTTTGTGCTATAATTTTACTATGTCCTTAAGGAGGATAAATGGCAACAAGTGTCTATGAAATTGTAGAAGTTGAATTACAAGACGGTACGAAAGTAACAATGAAACCTTTAAAAATTTCTCTATTGAGAGATTTTATGAAAGAGTTTCAAAAAATATCAGACACGTCAATTGCTGAAGACAATATTAAATCAATGGATTTGCTTTTAAGTTGTGCTGCAATTGCTATGAAGCAATACAAGCCTGAAATAGCAGATAAAGCAAAATTAGAAGAACTTATTGATTTACCAACAGTTTATAAAGTAATTGAAGTGGCTGCAGGAATTAAGTTGAACGACCCAAACGCACTAGCGGCGGCTCTAGTTGGTCAGAACTAGATCTCGCCGAGATAGAATCTAAAGTATTTCTTCTAGGACTTTGGAAGAATTACGAGGAACTGGAGAATTCTTTATCTCTACCTGAATTAGTAGAAATACTAACTACTAAAAGAGAAGAAGAATATGAAAACAAAAAGTTCCTTGCTTCACTAAAAGGAATAGATTTAGATAAAAATTCTAAGTCGTCTCACGATGCTTGGGAAGCACTAAAGGCAAGGGTTTTCAGCAATGGAAAAACCTCTAACCCTAATGACATAGTGGCACTGCAAGGTGTTGCTGCAAAGCAAAAAGGCTTTGGGATTGGTCATGGGTTAGATTACGAGGTGATTAGTTAGTGGCTGATGTAGCCAAGGGTATTATTGATATTGAGATCAATACGGGTAATGCCGCTGCCCAATTAAAGGCTTTACAACAACAAATAAACGCATTTACAATTGCGGTAAATAAAAATAATAAATTTCAAAGTAGTGCCACTGCTAAATATACTACTGAATTACAAGACTTAGTTAATGCAAGCAGATTCTTTACTGCTGAAACCGTAAAGATGAAAACATCTGCTGGTGCATTAGATGCTACCCTAAGAAAAGGTCAAGCAACTCTAGGTCAATTTTTTAATGCTAAATTTAATAGAAACAGTGCTTTATTTGCTGAAACAATGGGTCTTGCCGCAGAGCGTTCAAGAACATTACAAACTCAATTTATAGCCACAACTGGTGCATCAAGAGGCATGCAAGAGGCTCTTGCTATCAGACCTCTAGCAGCATTTAGTTCCGAGATGGCTATTGCTACACAAAGATCTCAAATTCTTACTTCGATGTTTAAGCAAGGAACAACACAATTAATTAACTTTGGTAAGAATGTTCAGTGGGCTGGTCGTCAGTTGATGGTTGGTTTTACACTACCGTTGACAGTATTTGGATCAACTGCTGGCAAAACATTCATGGAACTAGAAAGACAAGCAGTAGCATTTAAAAAAGTTTATGGAGACATCTTTACCACACCTGCAGAATTACAAGGCAATATGGATGCTGTTATGGCTTTGGGTAAAGAATATACAAAATATGGAATTGCAGTTAAAGATACAGTTGGCTTGGCTGCTCAGGCTGCAGCAGCAGGTCGTAGAAATAAAGATTTAACAGACGCAGTAACTCAAGCAACTAGGTTATCAACACTTGGTCAAATGGATCAAAATCAAGCACTTGATACAACAATTGCTTTGCAGTCAGCATTTAGACTTAGTGGACAAGAGTTAGCAGATACAGTTAACTTCTTAAACATGGTTGAAAACCAAACTGTAGTAAGTTTACAAGATTTAGCAGCAGCAATTCCACGTGTGGCACCAGTTATTAAAGGTTTAGGTGGAGACGTAAAAGATATGGCTGTATTTCTTGCAGCAATGCAGGAAGGTGGAGTATCCGCAGAGCAGGGTGCAAACGCACTAAAGTCAGGTCTTGGATCTTTAATTAACCCAACAAAACAAGCAAAAGAAATGCTTGCTGGATTTAACATTAATCTAGATGCAATTGTCCAAAGAAATCGTGGAGATTTAATGGGCACTGTAATGGATTTCGCAACAGCACTTCAAACTTTAGATGAATTCTCTAGACAACAAGCATTAGAGCAAGTATTTGGTAAGTTCCAATACGCTCGTCTAGGTGCACTATTTGAGAATATAGTTAGAGATGGATCACAGGCAAGTCAAGTTATAGACACTATGGCATTCTCCTCTGAACAGTTAAGACAAACTGCTGAGAGAGAGTTGTCTGTTATTGAGCAATCATTTGGTGTGCAATTAACCGCGGCTATTGAAAAATTTAAATTAGCAATTGCTCCTATAGGTCAATTATTTGTTCAACTTGCTATTCCTGTTGTTAATTTCTTAACTAAGATAGTAGAAGGATTTAATAATCTTCCTGACTTTTCAAAGAAATTTATAGCACTAGCAACTATTATTACTGGCTTAGTTATACCTGCTGGAACAATGTTTTTTGGTTTATTAATGAACCTAAGTGGAACTCTTGCTAAATTATTACAATCTCTTGGAATATTTTCTAAAGGATTAATGAAGGGTGGGGTTGTAGGCGGAATTCAAGCAGTAACTCAATCCATGAAGTATATGTCTCTTGAAGAGATAGACGCCGCAATTGCAGCAAAACAGTTGGGTTCAGCAACCATGTCTGCAAACGATGCTTTCCGTGCTCAAGTTTCTGCCGCAGAGGGTGCAAGGGCAGCAGTTAGAAACTTAGGCGATACATATTCATATTTAATAAACAGAATGGCCGAAGCAGCATCCTTATCTAAATTTACATTTGCTGCACCAGGAACTGCATTACAAACAGCACAAGCAAGATCAAGAAATATTAAAGGTGCTTTCCCAAGAAGATTTGCTACAGGTGGTCAAGTTCCAGGAACTGGTAATCAAGATACAGTTCCAGCAATGTTGACACCAGGAGAATTTGTTGTAACAAAAGATGCAACTAGAAGCATTGGTACAAAGTTCTTAGAAAGATTAAATATGGGTGGAGTTGCTGGATACTTTGGTGGCGGAGATGTAATAGAAAATAAAAGAAATCTAGATATATTAGCACAAGAAGCCGTAGAAAGAAGTGGTATTGGAGTTAGACCAGGAAAGTTATCGCCATCTCAAGCAAGAATGTTTGGACCACCACTTGAACTTACACACTTAGGATCTGGAGGAGATTTTGTTAAACCATCTGGACTCACTGGAGGCCAAGAAAAAATATTTAATAAGGTTGGCAAATTTGCAACACAACAAGAAGGATTTACAGCATTTTTACCTAGATCAATTAATCAAGCATTAAGAAACAGTGTTGGAAGTGGAGTAAAAGCATCTGATCTGTTGTCATATTTAAGAAATACTCCAGCAGGTCAAACCTTTGGTCCACTAGATCAAGTGCTAGGTAAAACTGGTAGAGGAACGGGTTCTGATAGAGTTCAAGCAGCAATGGTAAGAAAACTAGAATTAATGGTAAAGACTGGTCGAGGCGATGAATTACTATTTGATAAGCATGTAGGCCCAATCTATCAAAGGGCAATTAAAAAATTATATCCTGAAACATATTCTTTATTAAAGAGACCAATGCAGTGGAGAGCAGATACAAAAGAAATTTATAATAAGATAGGAATATCAAAACCAACTGACATTGAAAGCCCTAGAACAATAACAAACCTTAGAGCAAAAGGTCTTGTTGTTTTAAATAAAGGTAAAAAATTAGCAGGAGATATAACAAAAGATCAAAAGTCTCAATTTATCAAAAACCTACCAAAAGGAAGTATTGGTGTTTATAGAAATAAATCAGGAAAAGTAAACTTTATAGGAAGAGATGGAAGTATTGTTGGAGCAAGTTACACTGGTGGAGCAAACATACCTGCAGCATTATCAGGACTAAGAAACATATTGGTAACAAAAAATAAAGGTGGAGATATAAATAGTAGTGGGACTCAAGCAGCACTATTAACTCCAGGAGAATTTGTTGTCAACAAAGATGCAGCAGCAAGAAATAGACCATTCTTAGACGCATTAAATGCTGGTAAAGTAAAGAATTTTCAACAAGGAACAAGAAAAGAAAGAAACCAAAGATATCAAAATATTACTGGAAGAACAGTTGGCCAAGCAAGGATGGCGGCAATTGGATCTCGTGTTGGTGGAGGAATCGGTGGTGCTGCTTTTACAGGCTTTTTGGCTGGTCCAGCATTACAGTCAAGTTCTAACCAAGCAGTTAGTGCAATTGGAAAAGTTGTAACAGGTGCCTCTATTGCCGCTAGTGCATTCCAAGTTTTAGGACCAGTATTAAGAGTATTAGCAACAAGATTACCATTCCTTACAAATCCAGTAGGTTTAGTAATTACAGCATTTATGGCAACTTCTGGATTGTTAAGCATTGTTGTAAATAAAGAATTAAAGAAGGTAGCAGATGCTGGTGCTGCTATGACAAGAGCAATGTATGGATCTACAGAAAATATTGAAGCAATGGCTGAATCTTTTGGAAGAACTACAACTAGACAAAGATTAGCAGAAACAAGAGCAAGTAGAGCAGGTGGAGGAATTAGTGCTGAAGCACAACAATTCTCAACACAATATATACAAAGTGATGCAGGAAAGAAACTATTGGCAGACATTGAAAAGGTAAGAGCAGCAGGTGGAGACGCTGCTCTAGCAATCAGAAATCAAGTTTCGAAAGCAGTTGTTGCTGGAGCAATTACGCCAGATGAAGCAGAGGCTATTGCAAAAGATATTGGTTTAGCATTAAATGATCAGAGTTTAGCGATAGATGCAGTTGGAAAAATATCAAAACTATTTGGACCTAATGGAGAATTATTAGAAAATAACATTTTACAGATTGCTGCTGAAATATCTCCTAAGTTTAATCTGTCTGACATAATTACTTTAGCACAGCAACAAGTAGAAGAAGGCAACTTTATATCTAAACTATTTGGTATTGAAGAAAACCAAGTAAGAGAAAATGTGGCAAACAACATCAATGAAATACTAAAGGGTGCAAATGAAAATATAGCAGCCTCTATGGATGTACTGACAACCCAGTATGAAGATGGAGAAATAAGTTTTACTAAGTATCAAGAAGGAATTAAACAACAAACAGATTTAATAAATAAAAATACCACTAAAGCAATAGACTCTTTTGCACAGTATTTAGGTAAAACAGATGCTGAGTTAAAAAATCTTTATGATAGAAATAAGTTTGGTAACTTAAGAACTCAAGAATCAAAGGCTGTTGTAAAGTTTTTTGATGATCAAAGAAAAGCAGCAGAACAGTCACTAGTTGGAGTTGGTCAAGGATTTGAGTCAAGCATTGTTGATGCTGTATTTACTGGACTAGCAGATGGAGATGTCTTAAAGGCAACAGAATATTTCAATCAACTAACAACTGGAAATATAGATAAAGATCTAGTTGATAAAATAGTTAAAGCACTTACTGACAAAGGATTGATAGAAGCAGCAAATGCATTTAGAAATTATATTACACCTCAAGTTACATCTCGTGCACCTGATGGAGTAAAGCCACCAGTAACCTTTCAAGAAGAAGATCCACCAGGATCAGGTGGAGAAAAGTCTAAGATTCAAATATTAGAAGAATCAATTAAGCAAACAAAAGAGTATTCAGCAGCACTTAGCGTGTTAGTAAAAAGAGGATTGTCACCAGAAGCAGCCGCAAATCTAGATGCTGCCACTGCAATTGAATTAGTTAAAAAGAAAAGACTAGACTTGGTAAAAGCAGTAAATCAACAAGCAGCCGCTCAAAGAGTTTTACAAAATATAGTTAAAGGTGAAGACGAAAGACAAGTAGATATTTTAGAAGCACAAACAGATGCTATTGACGCTAACATAGAAGCGGTACAAGATCAAATAGATGCTATCAATAAATTAAATGATGCTGATCAAAGACAACTTACTGTTAGAAACAAAGCATTAGAAGATCTGTCTAAGAAAGAAGAAAATGTAAATAAATCTTATAATGCAAGAATTGATGCTTTGAATAGAGTAAAAGAAGCAAATGCTCAAGTAGCACAACAAGAAAAAAATAGACTTGATTTAGCCAGTGCCTTAACTAGTGGAGATATCGCTGCTGCAGCACAGGCTGCTTTGACAATGACAGAAGACTTTGCTCAAGGTCAAATAGACAATACTCAAGCAGAACTAGAACTACAAAGACAAAGAGAAATTGATGCATTAACAACATCAGTAAATGGACAACTCTTAACAAGACAACAGATAGAGTCACAAATTGATTCAATAAACCAAAGAATGTATGAAAGAGATCTTCAAACATGGCCACTACAAGATCAAATTAAAAACTTAGAGTCACAAAGAGAAGTTATTGCAAGACAGATAGAAGCAACTCAACTAAGAATTAGAGCCCGACAAATAGAGGAAGAAGCAAGAGTTGGAAGATTAGTGGGCTACTATAAAGATATTGCTAAATATATAAATCAAGCAGCGAATAGAAAATATGACCCAACAGCAGCCAACGCTGGTGGAGTTATTAAAAAAGCATTTGGAGGTTTCCTAAAGTATACATCTAATGAACCAGCACCAGGCATGGCCATGGGTGGAAAGATGAAGAAGTATGCTGTTGGTAACATAGTTCCAGGCTTAGGAAATACAGATAGAGTTCCAGCACTTCTTACACCAGGAGAATTTGTAGTTAGAAAATCAGTTGCTGCAGAAAACATGGATATGCTTAAAGCACTTAATGGAGACGTATTTCCATCAATAAAGGGAACTGGCTCATCAGTAGAGTTAGGATCAGTAGCACCAACAACATCAACAATAAATAACACTCCAGTGTATACTTATAATGTAAACGTTAATGTTCCAAACACAGATGCCTCACCAGAAGAAATAGCAAATGTTGTAGTTGGAAAACTTAGAAGAATGACAGATACAAACTTAAGGAGCAATAGACTTTAATGGTTAATTCAACATATATTCAAAATAGATTTGCATATACCAGACCACAAGCAATTGCATGGGCAGACTCATATACCCTTAGTGGAGGATTATTTATACCAGATGGCAATACCGAAGGTGAAGACTTTTTAATACTATCAGACCATAATAGAAGTGAGATTAATTTTACTAAACAAAGAATAGAAAATAAACAAAGAATGATATCTGGAACAATGCGTTCTTATCATATTGCAGACAAAACAAATGTTTCTTGGTCTTGGGAAATGCTTCCTTCTAGAGCATTTAGTGGAGATCCAGGGTTTGACTCTAGTGGAATACAAACATATTCTGCAGAAGAATATACAGCAGATGGCGGTGCAGGTGGAGTTGATCTAGTAAAGTGGTACGAGGCACATCAAGGATCTTTCTTTATGCTTTTGGCTTATGATAGATATGATAAATTTGATACAGCACCATATGCACACTTACAACAATATAATGAAGTTCTAGAAGTATATTTCTCTGACTTTGATTACTCAGTAGTTAAAAGAGGATTTACTACACATGATTTTTGGAACATATCGGTATCAGTTGAGGAAGTATAATGTTTAACGATGAAGAGTTATTAGACCATCTTCAAACTGTAAATACCTTAAAGGTTGAGTCTTTAGTAACAGCAGAATGGAATCTAAATGATTTACAGTCTATAGAAAATTATGGAAACTATAGATATAGACCAAATGATTCTGCTTCACCAATATATAATGCCTTAGTATCTTCATATGATGTAAATGATGAAGGTAATTTTTACTTAGACGCATTAGAGTCAAAAGTGATATCAGAGTATGCAGTAGATGACAACGATGCATCATTATTGTTTACAAATACAGAAGTAGATAGAAGTTTATACTTTTCATTAAAAGAATGCTTTCAACCATTTAGACCTAGATCGGGTATAAATAAAGCATTATTCTTTGATAATAAATACATAGATAATATTACATCTGCTAGAAGACCAAGATATTATTTAGCATCTAGATATGATAAATTTAAATACTGGAATTCATATAGAAGAGAATTATATAAAGCAAATGCTAGTGCTAATTTTATTAGTAAAGAAAGAGGTATATCAAATAAGACTCAAGCAAATGCTATAGGATATGAAATAGAAGATGCCGTTCCATTTGTTATATATGAAAATAATTTTGCAATTAATAGAATAGTTTTAAAGATGCAAACAAATCTTGCCGAAACATCTAAAGGCACTATAAGAAATAGACTAGATGATGTTAGCGTAGAAGATCCACTAGGAGACATTAACAAATCAAGTATTCCAAAAAGGTGGTCTATTCAGTACCTAGACGAGGCAAATAACTGGAATACTGCTATAGACTTTGATGAAGATAGCACAAGAAGAGACGGTACTAATATAGTTAAATATGATGGATATGTTGAATTATATTATGGATTAATAGCACCAGATGATTATAAAACTAATTTTAACTTAGTTGACAATTTAAGTTCTAGTGCTCTTTTGGTAAATGGCCTACTTGCTGGAGAGGCATACCTAGTTGGATCAAGTACAACAGACCCAGGTGAACTTTATATTTGGGATGGAGCAGCGTGGGACATATCTGTTCCAGAATATGGATTTTCTTTATTAGAAGACGATGATACAAAACGTATAGGAATGGTTAGAACACTTGTTGACCCAGAGTACTTTGAGATAGACGGTATAAGAACATACAGAGAAGTAAAATATATTAAAGGTTTAAGAGTCGTAGTAGAAACTATGTATGGACCAGAAACTACCTTTGACTTAATAGAATTATCTCCAAGACTAAAAGCAGATATATCAAACTATGTATCAACATTTGAAACAAATAGATCTTTAGCAAAATCAAATACTGGATTACCAGTTGGTGGACTATTAGCATCAAACGGACAAATTACCTTAATGAATTACGATGAAGCATTTAGTGAAAACAATGACAGCAGTTTAATTAAAGGATTACTAAAACCAAATGTAAAGTTTGACTTCTATGAAGCAATATTAGATGTTAATGGGTTTGATAAATTTATACCTATAAAAACATTATATTCAGAAGAATTTCCCGTAGTTGTTGGAGGACTCTTTGATGTTAATGTTCCACTTAGAGATAGTTATTTTAGATTTGAAACAGCGACAGCACCATCAATACTATTAAATAATACTACACTAACAAAGGCAGTAGCAGTTCTTTTAGACAGCATTGGCTTTAGCAATTATATATTTAGAAACATTACAACAAAGAATGATCCAGTAATACCTTTCTTTTTTGTAGAAACAGATGCATCCGTTGCAGAGGTATTAGAAAGATTATCTATATCAACACAAACAGCAATGTTCTTTGACGAAAACAATGATTTTGTGATTATGACAAAAGACTACCTACTTCCAGACACTGCAGACAGAGCAGTAGACTACACACTTTATGGACAAAGAACTGCAGCCTCTTCTGGATCAGTTTTGCCAAACATAATTCAAATAGAGGGTGTAGATACAAAAATTTTAAATAATGGAAAAATTAATTATGTTACTAGATACATACAAAGATCACCAGCATCACTTTCTCAAGCAACTAAAATAGATGAGGATAGAACATATATCTACAAGCCAGTTTTGCTTTGGGAAGTTGGAAATGACATTGCAACCAAAACTATTAACGAACAATCAAAAAGTACTGGATTTTCTTTAGGAGCCGTTGCTTTAAATACAACTCTTAACGACCAGCCCCCAAGCGTAGAAAGCAATCTTGTTGTGAATAATATTATAGACCTAGGAGAAAATGTATATTGGCTACCTAGATTTCAAGGCTATCTATATGCTAACGGTGAAATTATTAGATATGATGCAGTTGAATACACAATACCAGGACAAGGAACATTTTGGATAACAAGTAATCAAGAATATCAAAAATATTTTGCAGAGTTGCCATTCAATGGAAAAATGTATCCTACTGGAAATGTTAGAATTTACTCAGAACCATACTATGTTAACTTAGCATCAGCAAGTGTTGTTGGACTAGATCCAGGAGTAACATATAAAAATGGAGAAGTAAAGTCACACGGAAGAGCACAATTTGGTACAACTATAACAGAGCATACTGCTGGATTATCTTCTTACTGGACTGACAACGCAAATGTTCGTGGCATTAAAATGTCATCAAATTATATATTTACAACAACCCCTACAAACTCTATATCTTTTCCACCAAAACAAAGTTTAAACTTAGCAGGCGTTGGTATGGATAATACAACCGCACTATCTTCAACAAGAACTAGTATTATTGCTAATTTTATGCGTCAATCAATACCATCTGATGATGTATTAAAAGATTATAAAACTACAACTGCTGGAACTATTCAGTCTTCAGCCTTAGTATTTACTGGGCCAACACCTTTACCAACAAATATTGAAAAAAGAGATTTTGTTACATATGTATATAAAGAAATGAATAATGACTTTAAACATTTTGGAACTAGAATGAGAATTATTGGAAAGTCTATCTATGGAGATAAAATTTTAACACCACAAAATGCTGTAGACTATTATACCGTAGAGCCTTTGACAGCAAACGATACTCCTAAGATTGAAGGTGGCTCTGGAGGAATTGCTGTATTACTAAACTCATCAACTGGATGTGGATACTATTTTGAAATTGTATCTCTAACTGGAGATAACTTAGAAAGATATACAACAGCAGACGCTACAACTGGTGCAACTACAAGCGTAGTTCATAATGTTATATTTTATAAAGTACAGCCTGGTACAGTAAACAACACAACAGTAGCAGTTCCGTATAAATTATGGGGTGGGCTAACAAAGATATTAGTAGATGAAGGTAGGTTTGTTGGAAACGACAGGGTAGCAAATCAAACAAATCCAACTGTATATGATCTATCTGTAGAATATGAAAACATTGGAGATACTAGAAGATTCTATCTATATATAAACAATATATTAATATCTACTGTAGATGACACTTCTCCTTTGCCTTTATATAACAACATAGCATTATTTACTAGAGGTCCTTCAAAGTGTATGTTTGATAATGTTTATGCACTTAAAAATTTGCAAAGTAAAGAAAGTAGTGTATCTGTAGTCAATAGTACAAGTAAACCATTTTCTAGCAAGGAAATACTATCATCTGACGCTCTTAGAACATATGCTATGTCTGGAATAGTTCAGTCAACATATCTATCTGGAATTAACCCTAATAGTGGTCCAAAGTATTCTATATATTTTGATGAGTTTGGAACTATATTTAGAGAATGTGCATACTTTAATGTTAAATATGACAAAGCATACCCAGCATTTTTAGCATTCTTAGCACCTACATTTAATAGCGAAAGAACATATACCGCTTCTGGATTTAGGGCTGGATCATACGGTGCTGAATTTTTGGTGTTCAATAATACAGATAAGGCTATTGTTCTAGATGAAACATCTGGAAGTTATTTAAGAATTATAGGAGTAACCTTTACTCAAAATACATCTGGTGTATTAAACGTAGACGACTACTTTAAAGACTTGTCAAACTTTAGCGATCCAGTGGTAGTTAACAATGTTATAGTTTCTCCACAAGTATCAGAAAAAACATATCAAAACGTTAAGTCAAGCAGATCTAAATACGGAGATAGGTCATTTACATTAGAGTCTCCATATATTCAAAGTTATGATCAAGCACGCGATATAATGGAGTGGATGGTTAAAAAAACTATAAGACCTAGAAAAAATATGTATATTGAAACATTTGGGACACCTCATATACAACTTGGAGATTTATTGACAGTAAACTATAGATTCCCAGAACAAAATAATCAAGAAGGAACTATTTTTGTAGATATAGATAAAAAGTTTGTTGTAACAGAAATATTTTATTCTAGATCAGCAAGTGGAATTAGAAATAGATTAAGGATGGTGGAAGCATAATGGCAAAACCAGCAGCAGGTAAAGGTGGAGGAGGAAAAGCCTCTCCATCCAGTAGTCCAAAAGTACAGAAGTTAGCAGAGGCTGTTAAAAAAGCCAATACTGGAATACAGGGAACTAGAAAGCCTGGAACATCTACAAATAATTTATTTGCTTATTCATACACAAAGCCATTTAGGGCTCCAATTGGAGTAGATAAAAAAAGAAAGAAAAGGGGGAAGCAAGGGGGAGGCGATACGGTATTGCCACCAGATCCAGGTCCAGCGTTACCACCACCAGATACAGGAGATTTTTCATTTACGCCACCACCAGTAATGGTTCCAGAAAGAGACGTGGTTAATCTAGCAACAGAAGAATTAGATGCTAAGACCATAGAAAACTTATTGTTTGAAAACATAGGTGCTAATGAGTTAGTAAAGTTTGTCAGACACGACACGGTAGAGGGAAATAATCCATCATATAATATTATATCCAATCTATCTGATATAAGAAGAAAGTTTAACCCTGATGAATTAATATCTGTACAAACATCTGATTCTACTTTTATAAGTAACTCTATTAATTTAAATAATAAAATACCTAGTGATGAATATTTAGAAGCCCTTGGACTAACAGACTATGTATATATAGATGAAAGTGGAAATCTAATCATTGAGGTAGTTAATATGAGGGATAAAGAAGTAGTAGAGGTCCAAATCGATTCTAATGGTACAATATACGAGGTGAACTAATTTGATTACAACAAATGGAAAAGAAATTATTGCAAAGTATCTTTTAGATCAGGCACCAGCATTTGCTACATATATTGCTGCTGGAACTGGTAGAAAGCCAGAATTAACTGGGGTAGAGGCCACTGTCTCACCATCTGCACAAGTATTAGATTTTGAAGTTTTTAGAGAGCCAATCATTGCAAAAGGTTTTGTAAGAGAAGATGATGGAACAGAAAAAATAGTATTTAAAGCACAAATGCCTACAACTCAAAGATATTTAATTTCAGAAGTTGGGGTATATCCAGCGGCAACAAACGTTACAGCGGGAAAGTATGATAGTAGACTTTTGATTACCTATACGCCAGCAGAAACATGGTCATATGTAAATAATGGATCAGCATCTGCAGTGCTTTTTGAACCAGATGGAGTTGTAAACTTTGCAAGTGGCAGTGTTGTAACTAACGATATTACCACAACTACAAAAGCACAGTTTATTAACTCTGACTCAAGCATATTTGATACATCATTGAGATCAGCAAGATATGAGCAGCCAAGATTATTAAATCGTGCTCTTATGGTTAGTGGAAGTAGTTCATATTTAACTTTAAACCCTTTAGACTCTAGCAAACTTGTAGCAACAAGTAGTGCTGCATATGTTGAAAATAATGAAATTAATTTTGATTTTAGTCAAAACATTACAACAGATCAACTAAAACTTGCATTAGGTTTATTGAGTAGAACTGCATCAGTAAATACAGCACCAGACTCAGTTAGAATTCTTTTAGAGTTTACAAACGGAACAACAACTCCAGGAACATCTCCAAAAGCAACATTAAGCATAATACTATCTGCAGCAGATTTTCAAATAAGTTCTAATCCAAATAGATATATTATTGTAACAAAGTCTTTATCAGACTTCGAAAGAGATTCTAACTTTACATTTTCAAATATTAATGGAATTAGAATGTACACATCTGTTTTAGTTGGGGGTGTACCAACAGATAACTATCTAGTCGTTTATGATGGATTAAGAATAGACAATGTCTCTACTATTAATCCTTTATATGCATTAGTAGGATATGATGTTATTAAAACAGATGATGCACAACCAATCTTAAAAGAAGAAAATACTAACAACTATATTGAATATAGATTTGGCATAGGAGTGACATCTTAGTGGCTAAAGTAATAATTCCATTATCACAACTACCTCCTCCAAATAGAGATGGAACCCATGTTGTTAGATTTAGAATAGCAACAGAGGACAAAGGTAGTATCTCGGAGTGGTCTAAACTTTTTAGGGTAGAAAGCACTGGGCAAAAAAGTAACGGATTGGTTGCTGCCGATTTAACTGTTTTAACACAAGGTGGGCCATATGAAGTAAAGTGGACACCATATATTGAAACTATTGCTGCCGTATCTGGGTCAGCAAATCTAAATGTTTATGATATATTTGTAGATGAAAATGATGGGCAAGGTTTAAAATTTTATTCTAGAGTTAACACTAACTCTGTTACTGTATATAGTAATACAACTACAAAAATTAGAGTTTATGGACAACTTCCAACACATCCAAGTCCACCAATAACTTCAATTGCTTTAAAACAACTTTTTGGGGTCTTTGATACAGGACTGATAGATTTATGACAGGTTCATATCCTAAAGTATTTAATACGGAAACAAGTGAGTGGACAAATTTACTTGATAACAATTTTACAATTGATGCGGTTGGTGGCATCACCTCTGCAAGCCCACAAGCAGATGATATATTTAGGTACGTAGCAGCATCTAGTGAATATATCAATGCTCCAATAACAACAGTTTTACAAGGAAAAACTTTAAATTTAGGAACTATTAACGCTAGCAGTGGATCTATATCAGGAAACTTGGTGGTTGGAAGCACGTTAACTGTAAATGGAGTATTGATTACAGGCGGTGGTGGCTCTGGGTCGGTTAGCACAGAACAAGTCCAAGACGCTGCTGCACCATTATTAGATCACGCTTTTCATACAAACATTACTGCTTCATATGATGATGCTAACAACAGAGTATTGTTAACAACTGTAGCAAATCCAACAACAGAAGATATACAAGATGCTGCAGCACCACTTCTTAATCACGCTTTTCATACAAACGTAACTGCATCTTATGACGATGCAAATAACAGGGTATTGCTTACCTCAACTGCATCAGCAGCAGTACCTACAGAAACAATTCAAGATGCGGCAGCACAATTGTTTGATCATGCTTTTCACACTAGATTAACAGCAACTTATGATGATGCTAATAATAGGGTGCTACTTACAGCAAATCTACCAAGTGGTGCATCAGCACAAACTAATTTTTATGATGTTGTGAGAGATTATGGAGTTGTTTCAGGAGAGGCAGATTCTGCAACAAAAATTCAAAATGCTTTATATGCCGCAAGAGATGCTGGTGGTGGCATAGTATATATTCCAACTGGAACTTATAATTTAGGAAGCAGACTTGAAATATACGAAGGTACAACTTTATTATCTTCTCAAAAAGCAACATTAAGCAGAAACCATACATCAAATTTAATTATTAATGGCTTGGCTGGTGCATCATATAGTGGCTATAATGGACAAGGTAATATTAAAATTATTGGTGGAATATGGGATAATAAAGGACCATCTTATCCAGTAACACCTGCTATGGGTATTAGTATTGGTCACGGACAAAATATTATAATTCAAGATTTAACAGTAAAAGATACAGCAGGTTTTCACGCAATAGAAATTAACTCAAGTAAGAATGTAAGAATATCAAACTGCAGACTTATTGGTTTTGTTGATACTGGAAGTAGAGGATACTCTGAGGCAATACAGATTGATCTTGCTAAAAGTTCAGCAGTATTTGGTGCTTTTGGTTCTTATGATAATACTTCGTGTGAAGATGTTGTAATTGAAAATTGTTATTTTGGTCCATCTGGTACTAGTGGAACAACTGCTTGGCCAACAGGGGTAGGAAGTCATTCTTATACCGCTGGATTTTATCATACCAATACTAAGATAACAAAAAATCATTTTGACTCTTTAACTGAGTATGCAATTAGAACTTATGTAGTTTATAAAAATTTAATTATTGATTCAAATACAATACAGTCTTGTTATGGTGGCATTACTATTGGATTGGATGGTGGAGCAAATCACACTACTACAACACAAACAGTACCTCAACAAAGTCAAAATATAACAGTATCTAACAATCTTATACTTGACACAAATGGAACTAATGCAATTGCTTTTTGGAATACAGACGGTGCAATTGTAACTGGAAATCAAATAAAAAATGTAACAAGAACAGGGTCTAACCTTGGAGATGGAATATTGTTTGTTACTGTTGTTGACGGAGTTATTGCAAATAACAGGGTAGAAGATACATCTCAAGATTCTATAGATGTTAGAACTAACTCCTCTGCTATTATGGTTGCAAACAATATAACCAAAGATCCAAGTCAAGTTACAACTAATACACATAATCATATATATTTTAATGATTCCGTAACCAATAGTTCTATAATTGCCAATAGAGGATTTAAAGAAGGATCTAATATAGCCCTAAATGGAATTTTAATTACTGGCACATGTAGCGGCATGAGGGCTTTTGGAAACCACTATGGCTCAGCAGCAACAAATGTTTTTAATGATAGCAGTAGTGCTGTAACAAGCACAACTAACGCCTAACATGGTATACTGGAGGTATTATGGCAGCAATATCACTACCTGAACGTGGTCAACCATTAGATGTTAATTATATCTATGAAATGGTTAGCCAGATAAATTCTATTGAAAATAGAATAGCAATTAGAAATACATCTGTTTCTACAGTCAATGCAAATAGCGACACTACCAGCAATATTAAGTTTTATGCAGAAGAGTTGGCTTTAACAACCACTGAAGCAAAGGCCAATGCTACAGATAGCGTTACCTTTACATTCCCTAGATTTAAGTTTACACCAGTAGTAACAGCATCAATATTTAACCGATCTGGTTCAACACCTGGAGATGATGTTATTTTTACACTTAGAAACATTACAACATCCAGTGCAACCGTGGTAGTAAGATTTAACTCTAGTGGTAAAGTAGACCTAAGAGTTAACTTAATAGCAATCGGTATACCTAACTAAGATATGATATACTTTTGAACCATGGCACATATAGTAAATGAAAAAGAATTAAGATGTACTAAATGTAATGGAAGGATGCTTGTTGACAGAGTATTTCTTTCATACGATCACCTTGAGTTGTACTGCCTTGTATGTGGCAAAAGAGAGATGTATAATCATCCAGATAAACATGGAGAAGTTGCAAGATGGATAATGAAGGTAGAGAAGGCCAGGTTAAAGATAACTGGCAACAGCCTGTAAAACCAAGTTCTACAATATTTTTTCTTAATAAAGAAATAGTAAGATTAATACATGTAAATAAGGCTAACAATATATGTGTTTTATATAATTTTATCCAAGATAAAGAGCAAACAATGCTGTATTCTGATTTTAAAAAACATAGAAAAAGAGCATATACTGTAAAAAATACTATGAGGATCTTTAATAGATCAAGGATGCAACTTGAAAGATGGATTAAAAAAGAATTAGTTATGCCACCAACTGGTGCTGTAATAGGCGGTAAAAGAATATTTAGACAATATGCTTATTATTCAGAAGATGATATCTTTACAATTAGAGATATTATTGCTACAATACATAAAGGAAGACCAAGAAAAGATGGAAGGGTGACTCCTAGGTTTGATGTACCAACAGAAAAGGACTTGCGTTCTTTACTTGGAGACGCTATAATGTTATATACCAAAACAAAAAGCGGGGAATTTATCCCCGTATGGACAGAAGAAACGTGGTGAATATGTCAGACAAAACAACAGTATCAGTAACCTTGGGTTATACACTAAACTTAGGAAATTTTCAAAGTCTAAGATTAGATCTAGGATGTACAGATTTTCTTCGTGAAGGAGAGAATGAAGATGCAGCAATGGAAAGAGTATACTCATTCATTGAAGGCAAACTATTGACCAAGATTGAGGATGCTAAGAAAGAACTAGAGTAGTGGCACAAAAGCAGTTAAGACATGCATTACTTACAAGATATAAAAAACTTGCTATTGAAAAAAATATAGATAGCAATATTAACATATATGTAGAACAGTGGGCTGCAGATTCATTAATTGAATCCTATACCCTAGATATGTGCTATGAAATGTTAGACTATTATTTTAGAATATCAGAAACACCTTCTTGGAAGTGGTTTGCAAACAATGCAGATAAACTATACAAAAATTTGCAAAATAGAAAAGAAGATGATAGAATAAGACAGTTACTAAAAGAACAAGCGAAAGATTGGTTAAAGTAGTGTCAGCAGACCTAGAAGGAAAAGTACTTTCTGCGGTATTAAAAGATAAACAGATACACATACTATTACAATCTAATCCAGACTCTTTGTTTAAAACACACAAAGATGTTTGGGAATTTGTTAGGAACTATCAAGAACAAAACTCTGTAGTTCCGTCAATTAATTTGGTGGTAGAAAAGTTTAGAGACTTTGATCCACAAGGTGAGATAGGTAGCACAAAGCATCACCTTGAAGAACTTAGGGTAAGTCACCTACAAAATAGTCTAAGTAGTATCTTAATGGATACTGCTAATAAATTAAAAACTAATGAGCCAGTAGATGCATTAAACAGCATTATTTCTAAAACCTCCGATCTAAAAAGAATAACTGCAGAGATAAGAGATATAGATGCAGTAGACGTAGAAGATGCTATTGCACATTTTGATAGAATAAAAGAATTACACGAAAAGGGTATTCATGGTATACAAACAGGTCTTGCAGGTTTTGATAACTATCTTCCAGCGGGTATTACTCCTGGTCAGTTTGGCATTCTTCTTGCCTATCCTGCTATTGGTAAGTCTTGGCTCGCGTTATTTATGGCTGTTCAAGCATGGAAAAACGGAAGAAAGCCGCTATTCATCTCATTAGAAATGACAGAGTCAGAAGTTCGTAATCGTGCTTATACAATTATGGGACAAGGAATGTGGTCTCATAGAAAATTAAGTTCTGGTGTTTTAGATACAGACTCTTTTAGAAATTGGAGTAAAACACATTTAGATAATAAGCCATCGTTTCACATTGTTTCTAACGATGGGCTTGGAGAGGTTTCTCCATCAGTTTTGAGGGGTAAGATAGATCAATACTCTCCTGATATAGTCTTTGTTGATTATATTCAATTAATGCAGTCAAACAATTATACTGATAATGAAGTAGTAAAGATTAAAAATATATCTAGAGAATTAAAAATATTAGCAATTAGTGAACAGGTTCCTATTGTTGCTATTGCTTCTGCTACCCCAGATGATGCCACAGATATGTTCACCGTCCCATCACTAGGTCAGGTTGCTTGGTCAAGGCAGTTGGCTTACGATGCTGATTGGGTATTAGCATTAGGTAGAGCACAAGGTAGTAGCATATTAGAGTGTGTTTTTAGAAAGAATAGACATGGTTTTTGTGGAGAGTTTATGATTGATATAGACTTTGACTCTGGAAGATTTATGTATAAAGATAATGAGCCATCCTCTTAAATATCGTTGATATAATTATGGTATGTCATATAGCCATAAAAAGATTCATCGATTTTGCCTAGAGGGTGAAATCTTTGATGAGTCTTTTATATCAAGATTAAAAGACCAATACATATTCATGGTCATAAGTGGAATGAGGAATAAAGGCTATGTTCCTAGATACGATATTGACACAGACTTTACAGTAAGTTATAATGGAAAGACATTTGATTTTAAGTTATCAGTTTACGGAGTATATGTTGGAAAAGAGAATGCAAAATGCATACTAGGAATAGACAAGAATACGACAATACGATCAACTATTATACAGAAAATCAAATCAGAAGAAGTCTCCTAGCCTCTGGCATAGATATAGTATCAGAAGTAGATATAGACTTTATTATATTTTGCCCATTTCATAATAACTCAAGAACACCCGCTGCAGAAGTTCACAAAACAAATGGTATGTTTTATTGTTTTGCTTGTCAAGAAACGAAAGAGTTAACAGAAGTAGTTATGCAGGCTTCTGGAAGATCATACTTTGAAGCAGCAAGGCTTATAGATTCTAAGTCTGATAATAAAAACTTAGTTGAAGCACTACAAGAAACATTAGATAAAAAAATAGATTTTCAAGAATATGATTTAGAAGTTATAGAAAGATTGCATAAAAATGTATTTGAAAGTTCAAAGGCTATGTCTTACTATAAAAATAGAAACATATATAAAGATAGTGTTATCAAATATAAACTTGGATACTCCGAAAAGCAAGACATGGTAACTATTCCAGTATATTCTCCAGAAGGTTTATGTTTAGGATTTGTTGGTAGATCCATAGAGGGTAAGGTGTTTAAAAATACTCCTGGATTACCTAAAAGCAAAACCTTGTTTAATTTGCAAAGAGCAAAAAGATACGATAAAGTTTTTGTTGTAGAGTCATCATTTGATGCCATTAGACTTGAACAAGTAGGTGTTCATGCAGTAGCAACTCTTGGTGCAACTATATCAAAAGAACAAAGAAAATTACTTAAGCAATACTTTAATCAAGTTGTTGTCTTGGGTGATAATGATGAGGCTGGCAAAAACATGTCTAAAAAAATGATAAGTTATTTTGGAAGTGGATGCATAGCACCATCTTTACCAGAAGGCATAAAAGATGTGTCCGATTTATCAGACAATGACTTAAAAAAGTTTGTAGATAAATTTGACGACATAGTGTCTTCTATGCTACAATGATATAACGCTCATATACAGAGTAAATACTAAGGAGAAATATGTCAATTATAAAAGGTCTAAAAAACATTGAGGCCGTTATTGATAAGCCTAAATTAAACATTTCAGGCGAAAAGGTAACGTGGCTTAAGTTAGATGATGGGCAAAGTGCTCAAATAAGATTCGTTAGCGAATTAGATGCAGACTCACCTCACTATGATGAAAAGCGTGGTCTTGCTATTGTTGTAAGTGAACATTCAAATCCAGATGACTATAAAAGAAAAGCAGTTTGTACTGCAGATACTCAAGGTCGTTGTTTTGGTTGTGAAATGTTTCGCAAAGAACCAAAGAGTGGTTGGAGAGCACGTTTAAGATTTTATTGCAACGTTTTAGTTGACAATGGAATCGATGCACCACATGTAGCAGTTTGGAGTATGGGTGTAAGCAAAACTGCAACATTCAATACAATTAGAGAATATGCTGCAGACTCAACAAGTATTTCAAATATGGTTTGGAAACTAAAAAGAAATGGAAAGGGAACAGAAACAAATTATGTTCTACTTCCAATGAAACAAGATGCTGAACCATTTAACTGGGGATCATTTGAATTTCCTAACCTTGAAAGAGTTGTTAGAGAAGTTCCTTATGCTGAACAAGAAAATTTTTATATTGGATTCAGCAATCAAGCAACATCAACATCGGTCGACTGGTAATATCAGAAAGGCTATGGTTTGAACTACGTTCCTTTACACGTGCATACACACTATTCATTAATGGATGGTGTTGCAACTCCAGAAGAGTACTGCAAGCGTGCAAAAAATATAGGCATGCAAGCCATAGCCATTACTGATCATGGTGCATTATCTGGTCACAGACCAATGTATCGTGCAGCAAAGGCGGAGGGTATAAAACCAATTCTTGGTATAGAAGGTTATATTACTCATGATAGATTTGATAAAAGAGATAAGAAAGAAAGACTTGGAAATCCCCTAGATTTAATTTATAATCATATAGTTATACTTGCAAAGAATCAACAGGGCTTAGAAAATTTAAATAGATTGAATGAACTGGCTTGGACAGAGGGATACTACAGCAAGCCTAGAATAGATTTTGAATTATTAGAAAAATATAAAGATGGATTAATAGTTTTATCAGCATGTATGTCTGGCCTCATTGCTAAGGCTTTAGAGTTCAATGAGTATGCAGAAGCAAAAAGACTTTTGAAATGGTTTAAGGATACATTTAAAGATGATTTTTATGTTGAAGTGATGCCACATAACTCAAAAGAACTTAACAATGAATTACTTGCTTTGGCTGATAGTATGGATATTAAATCAGTAGTAACACCTGATTGCCACCACGCCAGCACAGATCAAAAGGTTATTCAAGAAATTATGCTTCTTTTAAATACACATGCAAAATTAACTAAAGATGCTAAGTTTGAAAAGTCTCAAAAGATAGATGATGTTATGAAGCGTCTTGATTACCTATACGGTGAAGATAGATTTATGTCATTTAGATCATTTGATATTCACTTACTTTCATATGAAGAAATGAAGCAAGCAATGAGTATGCAAGGTATAAAAAGAGAAGACATTTATACTAACACTATTGAAATTGCAAACAAAGTAGAAGAATATGAGATTGTTAGCGGCTTAGACTTACTACCTGCAAAAATTGATGATCCACATCAAGGTTTAGTTGACCTAGTATTAAAAGGTATGGAACAAAAAGGATTATATAATAAGCCAGAATATAGAGAAAGAATGCAAGAAGAGTTAGATATTATTAGAGATAAAAACTTTTCTTCATACTTTTTAATTGTATCTAATATGCTTAACTGGGCTAAGGAACAAGGAATCTTGGTTGGACCTGGTCGAGGTTCTGCAGCGGGATCATTAATTTGTTACGTACTTGGAATCACAGATGTTGACCCATTAGAGTATGGATTGCTATTTTTTAGATTTATCAATCCAGAACGTAATGACTTTCCAGATATTGATTCGGACATCGCAGATAGTAGAAGAGATGAAGTTAAGTCTTATCTTGAATCACAGTATAAAAACGTAGCGTCCATTGCAACATTCTTAATGTTTAAAGGTAAGGGTATTGTAAGAGATGTTTCTAGAGCATTTAATATACCACTATCAGAAGTAAATAAAGTTTTAAAAACAGTAGACGACTGGGACGATTTTATTACAAGCAAAAATGCACAGTGGTTTAGATTAAAATATCCAGACGTAGTCAGATACGGTGAACAACTTCGTGGTCGTATTCGTGGTACTGGTATTCACGCTGCTGGTGTTGTAACAGCAAAAGAACCAATCTTTAAGTATGCACCATTAGAAACAAGATCAGCCCCAGGAAGCAAGGAAAGAATTCCAGTAGTAGCAGTTGATATGGAAGAGGCAGCAGATATTGGATTGATCAAACTAGATGTTCTTGGATTAAAAACCTTAACTGTTATTGATGATACCTTAAAAATAATTAAGAAAAGACATAAGATTAATATTAAGTTAAAAGAAATACCTTTAGATGATCCAAAAGTGTATGAGATGCTTTCAGATGGAAGAACTAAAGGAGTGTTTCAGTGTGAAGCAACACCATACACAAACTTGTTGGTAAAGATGGGTGTAAGTAACTTAGATGAACTTGCAGCCTCCAATGCTCTTGTAAGACCAGGTGCTATGAATACAATTGGTAAGTCATATCTTGCTAGAAAACATGGTAGAGAAATAACTGAGCATATACATCCTATTATGCAAAAGTTTACTAAAGATACTTATGGATGTGTTTTATACCAAGAACAAGTTATGCAGGCATGTGTTGGCTTGGGTGGAATGAGTATGGCCGAAGCAGACAAGGTTCGTAAAATTATTGGTAAGAAAAAGGATGCAAAAGAATTTGACGAATTTAAAGACAAGTTTGTGACTGGTGCATCAAAACATATTACTCCATTCAAAGCAGAGGGACTATGGCATGATTTTGAGGCTCACGCAGGGTACTCATTTAATAAGTCTCATGCTGTTGCATACTCAATGCTTTCATATTGGACAGCATGGTTAAAATATTATTATGGCATCGAGTTTATGTATTCATTATTAAAGAATGAACAAGATAAAGATGCTAGAACAGAATACTTGATTGAAGCAAAAAGAATGGGCATAGCCTTAAAACTACCCCACATTAATGAGTCAGATAGTGATTTTAAGATCGAGGGTAATGGAATAAGAATAGGATTATCTGCTATCAAATGGATATCAGACAATATATCTTCTAAGATTATGGCAAGAAGACCATTTAATTCATATCAAGAATTTTATGATTTTGTATTTACAAAAGGAAGTGGGGTTAATTCAAGATCACTAGCAGCACTTGATGCTGTAGGTGCATTAACCTTTACGGATAATCCTAGAGATGAAAAAAAGATAAGAGAAAGTTTATACGAGTATTTAAACCTTCCCGAATTTAAAACAACAGTACCACAACACTACTATGCTTATATAGACGAGATAGAAGACTTTGAAGAAACTGGTGTGTATATATTGATGGGTGTTATTAAAAATATTAAAAGAGGTAAGGGCTGGTCTCGTGTAGAAATTATGGATTCAACTGGTCTTCTTGGAGTATTTGATGACGAAGAAACAAAGATTGAAGCGGGAAAAACTTATATTATTGCTGTTGCTAATAATAGAATTATGGAAGCAGTAACAATAGATGATATAAAAGATTCGCTATCTAATCCATTAATTAAATTCTTAAACTATAAAACTTTACCATATAGCGGAGAAGAGTACTATGTGGTATCATTTAAGTCAAGAACAACAAAAGCAGGAAAAAAGATGGCCAATATGATCGTTGCAGATACAAGTAGAGACATGAAATCTATTGTTATATTTCCTACAAAATATTCAGAAGGCTTTATGAAGTGTGAGCCAGGCAAGGCTAAGAAAATGACCTTTGAAACATCAAAAGATGGAACAGAAATATTACGAGAAGTAATGGCAAACTAGAAAGATAGGTATATGAAAACAATAGAAATAGAAGACTTCTTATCTCAGTTAGATCCTGAATTAAGAAAAAGAGTAAGCAATGCTACAGAAGTAGAAGTTAAAAAACAAAAAACACCCAGCATCAGTCTTAATAATGCACTAAAGGGTGGAGTTGGTTATGGTAGACAGATATTAATTTGGGGAAATAAATCAGCAGGTAAATCATCATTCTGTTTACAGATGATTGGTGAAGCACAAAAAGAAGGTAAGGTGTGTGCTTGGATTGACGCTGAGCAATCATTTGATCCAGAGTGGGCTACAAAACTAGGGGTAGATACAGATAAATTAATCTATTCAGAAGCAAGAACTATTAATGATATGGTCGATGTTGCTACACAATTAATGAAAGCAAAAGTAGATGTATTAATTGTAGACTCTATCTCTGCACTGCTTCCAGCAATTTACTTTGAAAAAGATTCTACTGAATTAAAGCAGTTAGAAAATACTAAGCAGATTGGTGCTGAAGCAAGAGATATGACCAATGCAGTCAAGATGCTTAACTATGCTAACAATCAAGAAAATCAAACATTATTAGTTTTAATTTCACAACAAAGAAACAATATCGGTGCCATGTATGCATCGCATGTTCCAACAGGTGGTCAAGCAGTTAAGTTCTTTTCTAGCACAGTTATTAAGTTGTGGTCTAGCGAATCAGAAAACCAAGCAATTAAAGGAAAGATACAGGTTGGAGATAAACTTATTGAAGAAAAGGTTGGACGTGTTGTAAACTGGCACGTTGACTTTAATAAAACTGGTCCAGCATTTTTAAGTGGATCATATGACTTTTATTTTGGTGGAAGCATGACAGGTGTTGATAAGACAGCAGATCTTGTAGATACTGCAGAACTTCTAGGTATCATCGAAAAGGGTGGTGCTTGGTATACAGTTTTGGGTGAAAGACTACAGGGCAGAGCAAAAGTAATTGAATACCTAAAAGAAAATCCAGAGAAACTAAAAGAACTTGAATCAGCCATCAACGTATAGATATTCTTTATACAATGGTAAGTTTATTTGCCATACATGTAAAGCAATAGTTGCAACAGCAAGAATGTACAAAGAAAAACAGGAGTTAACTTGGATGTGTCAAGAAAAACATTTATCTAAAGTTAATTTTAACGTAAGGGGATATTAATGAGTGAGCGTGGAGAACTAAAGCGTATTGGTGCCAAGCAACACATTAATTCAGGAAGAGGACCAGTTAAGGCTGACGGATCACTAGATGATTTTGTTGTAGACGTCAAAGAATATTCTAAATCATATTCTGTGAGCCAAGATTCTTGGGCAAAGATTGTGTCTGACACAATGAAGGTAGATAGAAAAAAGAATCCAGCATTAATGGTAGTTTTAGGAGAAGGAAACAAAAAGGTTAGACTTGCTATAATAGAATGGCAAGTTTTTGAGCAATTGAGAGAGAGCAATGGAAACAACAGTTGAGATATTAAACAAGGTTACAGGATTAAACGATATATCAGAATACATGAAAGATGAAGAATTAACCAATGCACTTGTAGTTGTTGCTAAGTTAATCTCTAATCCAGATATTCCGCCACAAAAGGCTACGCTACTAATTACCCAACTGCAAGCATATTCTGCTAAGTTTGGCATGCTTGCCTCTTGGTATTCGCATGTTAAAAAAGATGAAAGGGTAAAAAAGAATCTATACTACTCTGCAAGAGAAGCAATAGATAAACTAGTTGATGCCCTTAAATATAGTGTAAGGTCATTCTAATGTCAAAAAAATTAGTTAATAAGATTTTGTCTAAAGATGAGAAACATAGTGATGAAAGCAGTATAAATTTAAATGAAATTATAGATAAGATTCATGACGGGTATGAGCATAAAAAAGGTCCATACTTTGCTAAGAGAACAGGGTTTACACCCTCTGGATTAACGTATGGGGCTGGCAAATGCCCTAGAATGTGGTATCTATGGTTTGAGGGTAATGAAGCAGAAAATACTAATACTTGGTATGAAGTTGCTAATATGGACTCTGGATCAGACAGACACACAAGAATTGAAACAGCAATGGAAAATGCTGGCATATTAGTAACAAAAGAAGCACAGTTAAAATATGAAAACCCAACCATATCTGGTAAAACAGATGCTGTTATCAAATGGAATGATCAAAATATTCTTACTGAAATTAAAACTAAAACAGATGAGGGATTTCAAAGAACTAAGAAGCCTGCTAATTACCATATAGAACAACTACTAATCTATATGAAAATTATGAAGCAAGCATTTGGAATATTAATATATGAGAATAAAAACAATCATGAAATGTTAATGTTCCCTATCAGACTAAATCAAAAGTATAAAGACTTTGTAAACTACTTCTTTGACTGGATGAAAAGTGTAGAGGCTGCGTTTAAGGAAGGAAAACTACCAGAGAATCCATACAGAGTTAAATATAACTCTAGAGATTGTAAAGGCTGCATGTTCCTCAAGGTATGTCAAACAAAGCCAGTGGGCGATATCAAGATTGAGTCTAGGAAAGATCTTGAATGATAAAGGTATGTCAGTGGTGTGAAAAAGAATTTGATTCTCATATTAGAAACCAAATCTATTGTTCATCCGACTGTAGAACCAATTCAACAAAACAAAAGATATCACAAAGGTATCATCAGTCTAAATTTAGAACTAGGCTTAAAAAAGAAAGAAGATGTGCTGGGGGATGTAATACATTGCTAAGCGTATATAATGATTCTAAATTTTGTGATAGTTGCCTTGTAAATAATAAACAGGTAGATAAACTAATGAAAGAAATTAAAGGATATTTTGATTATGAAAAAGAATAAACTATTATATATTGGACACCCTAAAACTATTATGGCTATAGATGCTTCAACTAACTCTATGGCATTTTCTATATTTAAAGAAGGAGTTTTACACAAGTTTGGTAAAATTAATTTTCATGGAAAGCATGTATACGAAAAGGCTGGGGATGCATGCAGAAAATTAATACCATTTTTAAAAGACTTTGAAATAGATGCAATAGTTATAGAGTCTGCTATATATACAAACTCACAAAAAACTGCTATGAACTTGGCTTTAGTTCAAGGAGCAATTGTAGGATCAGCACAAACCTCTGGAAACAGGGTTGTAGCATCTTGCTCTCCAGTTGCTTGGCAAAATTGGATAGGAAATGGCAAACTTAAAAAAGAAGAAAAGTTGGCTATTAGAGATTTATACGGTCATGACAAATCATTCTCTTGGTATAAACAAAAAGAAAGAGAATTTAGAAAAGCAAGAACTATAAAGAAAATAAATATAGAGTTTGATTTAAGTGTTGAAGATGACGATGTTGCTGACTCTATAGCAATCGGATGGTACTCAAGTAATAACTGGCATAAACTTGCAAACGAACCTACAAATGTTGACAAGGTACAGGGTTAGTGATAAAATGAAACTCTATACTAATCAATTGTGGTTAACAAAAAGGATTATAAATGATAAGAAGACTCCTGAAGAGGTTGCAAAAGAATGCGGATGCAGTACAGAGACTATCTATGTATACATGGCAAAATTTAAAATTAAAAAGACAAAGAGGAAATAATGGCCGAATATCCTAGAATAGATATAGATAAACAACTAGAAGATAGAATGAAGTTTATTAGGGATATCTCTACACAAGCACCTGCTGGTCGAAAGATACTAGATGAATGCCTTGATATAGCAGAGTTACTTATCAAGAAGAATCAGTCATACGGCAGTTCCTATAGCCACCCTATTAATATATTTAGTAAGGCAGAGCCAAAAGAACAACTTAATATTAGAATTGATGATAAACTTAATAGAATAAAGAAGGGCAGCGAATATGCATCAGAGGATACAATACTTGATCTTATTGGCTACCTTGTATTATTAAGGACATTAGATGAGCACAGATGATTTAGTAAAACATTTAGACTTGGTTAACAAGGTTGCCTCTGAGTATCTAAAAGGTCACGATGCTGCAGAAATTTCTAGATCGCTAGATATTCCTAGACCAAGAGTAATGTCACTACTAAGTGATTGGCGTGTAATGGCTTCCAATAATCAAGCAATTCACGCAAGAGCAAAAGAAGCACTTGCTGGTGCAGATCAACACTTTTCATCATTAATTAAAAAAGCATATGAAGTTATTGACGCTGCAGACTCTACTGCAAATCTTACAGCAAAAACTACATCTATTAAACTTATTGCAGATATTGAAACAAAAAGACTTGAAATGCTACAAAAGGCTGGACTATTAGACAATAAAGAAATAGCAGAACAAATTATTGAAATGGAAAGAAAGCACGATATTCTTATCAAGATATTAAAAGATATTGCAACAGGTCATCCAGAAATCAGAGAGGAAATTATGAAACGTCTTTCAGAAATCCAAACTGAGGTGGTAGTAATTGACAACGATTGATTTTAGTGACTTTATAGAAGCACTGGATGAAAGTCCATTTGAAGAAAATCCAGTAGACATTAAAACATTTGTAACTGGAAAAGATTATCTAAATCAGCCAGAACTATCTGAGTACCAATATACTCTTGCAGAATGCATGAGCCAGATATATAAAAAAGAAGATATTATTAGATTGCTTGGCAAAGAAAAAGGCGAAGAGCATTATAAAAAATATACAAAGTCCGAAGTTATTCTTATGTGTGGAAAGGGTAGCGGCAAGGACCATACATCTACAATAGGTTGTGCCTATTTAGTATATAAATTACTATGCCTGAAAGATCCTTCTAGATACTTTGGAAAACCTAGTGGAGATGCAATAGATCTTATTAACGTAGCGGTAAACGCACAACAAGCAAAGAACGTATTCTTTAAAGGATTTAAATCTAAAATAGAACAGTCACCATGGTTTGCTGGAAAATATGAAGCCAAGGTAGACAACATGGAATTTAATAAAGCAATTACTGTTTACTCTGGTCACTCTGAAAGAGAATCTGCAGAAGGTTTAAACTTAATATTAGCAGTGCTTGATGAAATATCTGGTTTTTCTATGGAAGGTGCAGGTGGAAATGATCAAGGTAAGACTGCTGACAATTTATATAAAGCATTTAGAGGCTCTGTAGACTCTCGTTTTCCTGATTATGGAAAGGTAATCCTTCTTTCATTTCCTAGATACAAGGGTGATTTTATTTCTAAAAGATATGAAGATGTAGTTGCAGAAAAACAAACAGTTCTTAGAAAACATAAGTTTGTAATTAATCCAGTCATGAGCGAAGATGATCCAAATAATTCATTTGAAGTAGAATGGGATGAAGATCATATAGAGGCATATAAGTACCCTGGTGTATTTGCTTTACGCAGACCAACATGGGAGATGAATCCTACAAGAAAGATTGAAGATTTTAAAATAGCATTTCTAACAGATCCAAGCGATGCATTAATGCGTTTTGCCTGTATGCCAACTGTATCATCTGATGCATTCTTTAAATCAAGAGATAAGATTGAAAAGGGTTTATCAAATCGTAATCCACTGGATCACTCTAGAAGATTTGATCTTAACTTTAAACCAAAAGAAGATGTTGTTTATTATGTTCATGCTGACTTAGCACAGAAGCATGACAAGTGTGCCGTATCAATTGCTCACGTAGATAAATGGGTAAATGTTCAATCATTTAATAACTATGAACAGATAGTTCCTCATGTAGTTGTAGATGCAATTGCGTGGTGGGAACCAAAACGTGAAGGCCCAGTAGATCTTAGTGAAGTTAAAAACTGGATTATCGATTTAAGAAGACAAGGATTTAATTTAGGTTTAGTTACATTCGATCGTTGGCAATCATTCGATATTCAACAGGAACTAAAACAGGTAGGAATAAAGACTGATACCCTATCTGTAGCAAAGAAACACTATGAAGATTTAACTATGTTATTTTATGAGGAAAGAATTAATGCTCCCCATATTGATATATTGCTTGAAGAACTAT